ATGAACGAAGACCCCCGAGAGTTCCGCCGTCGGCGGATAGCGGCGGGGCTCAGCGTCACGGACCTCGCGAAGAAGGCCGGCGTGAGCGTGAGCCACCTCAGCAGCGTGGAATGCGGGAAAGCTGGCTTCTCCCCGGGAAACCTCAAGGCGATCGCCGAAGTCCTCGAGTGCGAAGTCCACGACCTGCTGCTCCCCGAGCCCGACGACCAGGCCGAACCGCAGGTCCCGCGGAGCGTGGCCTGATGCGCGCCCGCATCGACGCCGCGTGCCGGTGGGTGTGCAACTGCGGCCACCGAAACCCCCTCTGGCGGGCCCAGTGCCGCACGTGCGGGGCGGACCGCGAGTTCAAAGCAGGCAGCGCATGACCAGCGAGGAGTACATCCGCCGGCTGGTCGACGACTGGCCGCCGTTCACCCCCGAACAGCGTGAGCACCTCCGTGCACTGATGCGGACAGAGCCGCGCAGGGAAACGCTGCCCGCCAGATCAGCCGCCTGACAGCAATGAGGGCCCGCCGTGCACCCGGCGAGCCCTCGGCCCAACCACCCATCACCTGAGAGGAACGAGGTGGGCCCGATGCAATCCAGCATCGCACACACCGAACTCGTGCCCCAGCGGCCGACGTTCGTGCCGCCCCTCGACATCGCCCGCGAGCAGGCCCGCCACATCCTGGCTGAGGCGAACGCGCTGGACGTCGACACCACGCCCGGCAACATCGTGGCCGGCATGTTCGGCGCCCTGGAGGAGAGCCTGCGCCAGGTCCTCGCCGCACTCGATGCCGAGGACGGTGGGCGCGGTGCCTGAGCCGATAGACCCCGAGTACCTGCGCACGACACAGCGCATCGTGGCCGACGCCCCCGTGGGCCCCTGGACGGTAGAGCCCAACGAGCACGGCGGCCTGCCCGACCAGGTCGGCCCCATCGCGTTCCTGGAGACGTGGGTCGACAGCGAGCGGCTTTCGGTCGTGGAGTTCATCTCCCACGCCCGCGAGGCCCTGCCCCGCTATGTCGGCGAGGTCTCCCGGCAGCGTGACGAAATCGAGTCCCTGAGACGTCGCATGGAGCGGCTGGAACGCGGCGAGGGCGGTGAGTCCCGTGGCCGGTGAACTCAGCTCTCTCGTGATCGCCAACCTTCGGGAGGCGATCCAGCGGTCGCCGAACGCGCCCGGCGCGCGGAACATCCGGCTGCTGCTCGATGAGGTCGACCGGCTCCGCAGTGGCCCGCGCCTGGAGTGGGAGCCCCGCTGGGACTGCCCTCTGACGCGGCGTCAGCTTCAGATCCTCATCGCCACCGCCAACGGGCAGACGGGCCGCGCGATCGCCGAGGACCTCGGCCTCCATCACAACACAGTGCGAAAGCACCGAGAGGCGGCCGTGGGCCGGGTCGGAGCGCGTACCCCGGCTCAGGCTGTGGCCATCTGCCTGCTCCACGGCTGGTTCCCGAGAGCGGCACTACAGCTGCCGGACGTGCCCCACCAGCCGACCAACAGCGAGACCCGCAGGGCTTACCGGGAGGCTGCCGAGCTCTTGCGTCAGAACCCCGGCGAGTGGCGGACAGTCGTCGTCTGCGACAGCGGGCCTACGGCCCGGCAGAACGCCTGGCGGCTGCGTTCGGGCGGCATCACCGCCTTCCGGCCAGCGGGCGCCTGGGAGGCAGAGGCCTTCACCGAAGGACGCCAACACGGCGTCCGCGCCCGCTTCGTCGGCACCCACGACCATGCAGAGAGGACGGCGTCATGAACGCCCGCACGCTCGCCTACCGAGGCCGCGTCGTGCCCACCGGGCACGAGTGGTGGGAGGTACGCGATCGCCTTCAGGCCCTTGCCCAGCAGTTCCCCGTCGGCTCTCGCGTCGTCCACGTCGGCGGCCGTGGGGGGACCGTTGCCCTCGACCAGGCGGAGCACGTGCCGGGGATGTTCGACGGCGGCGTGACGGCCGTGTGCCTTGGGGGTGAGTGGCACGACGTGCCGATGGTGTTCGCCACGTGGGACAACGAATACGACCTCACCTGGCGCGTCTGGGTGCCCGTCGCCAAGCTCCGACGCGGCACGGCCCCCGCCGTCAACCGGCCCGGCAACCGCGCCCGGATCGGGGGCCGGCGGTGAGGTACGCGGTCATCGCCGCCGACGGCGAACTCACCCAGCACGACGGCGAACTCGACTGGGCTGCGGTCATCGGGCATGAGGGTCGGGCGCGCGTCAACCTGCCGGGCCTCGCGGTGGCCGGCTGGGTCAACGACGTCGGCCTGTTCTTCCCGAAGCGGTACCCGCGCAACGTGGTCGGCTCGTGCGTGCTGGCCGCGCTCGGCGCCGTGGTGCAGCCGTACGCCGGGCCGGTCGTGTTCACCGGCTGGAACCCCGACAACACGGCGCTGGGGCTGATCGAGATCGGCTCGCTGCCCGATCCCGCCGAGTACCTCGACACCGTGCACGGCGACGTCCTCAAGGCCCTCGCCGGGCAGACCCCGCGCGAGCTGTCCCCGTCGTGGGCTGAGCAGATGCGGGAGATCGCCGAGCACGCCCGTACCGCGCCCACACCCGGCATCACGATCCGGACGGTGACGCTGCGATGAAGACCACCCGTCCGGCGTCAAAGCCGTCCCCAGCCCCCGGCACGAGGGCTGACGTGGAAGCCAAGGCAGGAGAGGAGCACGTCCGTTCCTCTGCTCCGCAGACCCCGCCTGCGCCGGACGGGTCCCAGACCGCTCGCCCGGAGTCAACGCCACCCGCCGGCGTCCGCAGCGCCGTCGCGGGAGCGAAGGCGGGAGAGGAGTCTTCGAACGCTCCGGTGACCCCGCCTGCTCCGGGCGAGCCCCAGACCACCCGTACGGCGTCAAAGCCGCCCGCCGATGTCGACGTGAGCACCGACGTGACGGGAGCCATGGCCGGGGAGGAGCCGTCACGACGGCAGACCCCCGCTCCTGAGATCCGGCCAGCGCCGTACGGGCCCCAGTCCGCACGCCAGACGGTTACGCCCGGCCCTGGCACAACAAGGCAGGAGCCACTGGAGTGAACAGGTCCGAAGAGGCTGACGCGCTCGCCCGCGCCTTCACGGAGCGCGGCATCAAGGCTTTCACCAAAGAGCAGTACTCCCGGCAGGGGATGCTCGACGCGATCCGTGAGAACCGGCGGCGCAACACCGACACCGCCCGCGTCCACTTCCTGAGCGAGGCCGCTCGTGCGCTCGCCGACGACATCTCAGAGGTCGTCGATCTCCCGGCGAGCGACATTGCCACCGTCTTGCTGGCGACCAGCGGATCGGTTGGTGTGCTCGCTGAGCTGAACGACCTGCGCGGCACCAGCGTGGCGGCCGTCCTCCAGTACACCGCCGACGTCCTGGACCGGCGCGCGCACGGCGGTGAGACGCCGTGACTGCCCCTGTGTTCCTGCTTACCGTGCACGGCACCCCGGCGCCGCAGGGCTCGAAGACCCGCAACCGGGCGGGCGCGCTGTACGAGTCGTCGCCTGCGGTGAAGCCGTGGCGCGAGGCCGTGAAGCACGCCGCGCTGGACGCCCTCGCCCACGACGACGGGTGGAAGCCGCTCAACGAGGCCGTGCGCCTGGAGGTGGTCTTCACCTTCCGGCGGTCCAAGGGCCACTACGGGACGGGCCGGAACGCCGGCACGGTGAAGGCCTCGGCTCCGGCGCATCCGACCGGCAAGCCCGATCTCGACAAGCTGATCCGTTCGACGCAGGACGCCCTCACCGACGCGGGGGTGTTCGCGGACGACAGCCGCGTCACCGCCGTGTTCGCCGCCAAGGCCTATGTGCTCACGGGCGCCGACGCGCTTGCCCACCCCGGCGCCGTCATCCGTATCTGGCGCCAGACCACACCCAGCAAGGAGTCCGAGTCGTGACGCAGCTGAAGTTCGACGCCAAGGTGTCGGCGAGCGCCCAGGAGGCGTTGGAGCCGCACATCCGCCCGGTGTACGACGTGCCCGCCTCCCGGCGACTGTTCATCGGCGAGTTCGCCGCGATCGAGCGCATCGAGCCCGCCCCGGGCACTGAGAAGGAAGCGTCGGTCAAGGTCCGCATCACGCACCTGGAGCTGCCCAACGAGTCGCAGGAGGGCTACGTCCGGGAGGCGCTCAGGTTCCTGCACCTCCAGCGCACGGCCCGCGGAACGCTGGACGACGCCGGCCAGCTGGAGCTTGACGAGTCCACCCTGCGCCTGACCGGCGGGCAGCTCGCCTACCTGGAGACCGCGCGTCTGCGGGCTGGCCTCGCCCACTGGGCGACGTACGCCCGCCGCGTGCTGCACACCCCGAACCTCACGGTCAGCGAGGTGCTGCACGAGATGAAGACCCTCGCCGACGGCATGACCGCAGCCCTGGACGGCGCGCTCGGAGACGGGGGCGACTGATGGCTGTGTTCCTCGCTGGCCTGTGCCTCGGTGGCATCTCCGGTGCCGTCACCTACGGCCTCACCTCGGACGGCCATCTCACAGGGATCGCTGCCGTCCTCGCCGCCGTTGCGACGTGGCTCGGCATCGCCACTCTGCTGATCTTCGACGACTGAGCCCCTCAACCCATCGAGCCCTGAAGGGAGGTGACCCCCATGCCTCAGCGAGTCCGTGTCCCGCTACGCGTCATCGTCGGCTCGTACAGCGACAGCGTGCTGCCCGTCTACGTGAAAATCGCGGCGCTCGACCGGCGCGACACCGGCTGTGAGGCGGGGGTCTCCTACCTCTCTGGCCTGCTCGGTTTGGCGCGCTCCACCGTCGAGCGCGCACTCACCCAGCTGATGCGGCCCGCGCCGGACGACGACGTCGTGGAGCTCACGAGCCAGCGGCGCACCCGGCCGGGCGGCACCGGCTGGACGGCCGTGCGCCGCATCCGCGCCACCAACCACCGACGTGAGCACGGTGCGTGGGTGCCGTCGCGCGCCGCCGAGTCACTCAGCCCGCGCCAGCTACGCGCCTACGCCGCGCTGGCGTACGCCACCGCGACAGGCCACGACATCACGCTCGCCGAACTGGCGCGCGTCCTGCGCCACCGCTCCGGCCAGAAGGCCGGCGTGGCGCTCGACACCCGGTCGGTGCGGCGCATCCTCCGCGACCTCGAGCGGCTCGGCTGGATCAGCGTGGACCGCCGCGCCGGGTACCGAGGCCGCCACGTCTACACCGTCCACGACGAGCCCTCGCAGCCCGCGTTCACTGCGGACACTGAAGAGGGATCGGCTGCGGATCTTGAAGACGGGTCCCTCGCGTATAAGGAACACCACCCGACTGACTCACCGGATGATCCGCCCACTGCCGCCTCGGATATCCGCCGTAGGCGAGAGCAGGTAGTAGCGCGAGGGGCTGTGGAAAACCCTCCGCTTCCCCGAACTTTCCAGCGCGCCTACACGGGGCCACAGCTGACTCTCGCTCCGCGGATCTGGCGAGTCCTCGAGCCGGTGAAGGCGCTGCTGCCCGGCCTGTCGCCGTACGTGGTCCGTGAAGCCGCCCGGCAAATCGGCCGCCAGCTCGACCAGGGGCAGACACCGGAACGGTTGCGCGCCCGCCTGGAACGCCGCTTCGCGTCCACCGAGACGATCCGCGACCCGGGCCGCTGGCTGCTCGGCGCGGCCGTTGTCCGTCACGGGTGCAGCCTGGTCGCCTGCGAGTCCGGCCGGATCTGGCACACCGACGCCGAGTGCGCCGTGTGCGCTGACGACCGCGCCGCCACAGCCGCTCTGCGCCGCCTCGAACGCGAACTCGACGAGCGGGAACGGCAGCTCGGCATCCACGAGCCCTACCAGCTCCCTCCCGGACGCCCGCAGCCTCCGGCCCTTCCATCCGGGAGGCCCGGATGAACGCCGACACCAGCGTGCCCCGCCCGGCCACCGGCCAGCTGCTCGCCCTCGCCGCCGCAGCCCGCCCCGACTGGCCCAGCGACCAACTGCGCGACGTCCTCGCACAGCTCCGCTACCGCGAGGACATGGCCTTCGGCCGCCTGGTCGTCGCCGTCGCCCACCTGATCGCCGACCCCGAAGCCGAACCCCCAGACCTGCTCGCAGGCCTGCCGGACGCGTGGCGTTCCCGCCGGCACCCGCCCGGACCCGAGACCGCACAACGCGGGGCCGCCGCAGTACGCGCAGCCCTGCACACCACACCCGACACCGACTGACCGAAGGAAGTGATGGCGATGACCGCGACGATGCACATCGGCCGTCGCACTACCCACCCGATAACCGGCCTGCGAGCCCGCTGGGACGCGTTCCGGCTGCGGCACTCCCGCCGCGCCCTGGACACGTACTTCGAGCAGGCCCGGTTGCGTCGCCCGGTGACCGACCCGCACCGGCACGCCTGGGACAACCCCGCCCTCGAGGACGCGTTCGCCCGCCTCGCCGCCGACCACCCCGAGGCCTGCACTCCGGCCGACGGCGGCACCACCGCGCGCGACGCCGACCGCGAGCAGCAGTTGCTCGCCGTGTGCGACCGCTGGTTCCGCGAGGCCTACGCCGGCCCGCAGCACCGCTGGACCCCGGCCACAGTCGCCTCGTACCAGCGGCTCATGGCCGACGTCTGCTCCTGCTTCCACCCGGGCGGTTCGGTATGACCGCGCCCAAGGAACACCACGCGGCCGCCGCCACCCGCGCCGCCCTGGACCAGCAGCTGTACGTCCTCATGGGGCGCAGCGTGAAAGAGGTCCGCATCACGCGGGTGAACTGGCCGGAAGGCAAGAAGTGGGTCGCCATGGTCATCGGCATCCACGGCCGCGAGGTCCCGCTGTACGACGGCGGCCTCCACCAACAGGCCGCGATGATCCTCCGCGAAGCCTTCCCGCACGCCAACTGGGCGCGGGCACAGGACTACGACGTGAAGACCGGCATCCTGCGCGAACACATCGCCCGGGTACCCTCCGGCCCGCGGGGTGATGGCCGGTGAGCCCCGACGACTACGACCGGCTGTTCGCGGAGTCCCACGACCGTCCGGCCTTCTCCAACGGCGACGAGGGCTACGGGTGGATGGCCGCGAATTGCGACCAGTGCATCCACGACAAGCCCGCGCGACAGGGCAACGACGCGCAGGGCTGCCCGCTAGTCCTGATCACCCTCGTGGGTCGCACCCCGGCGCAGTTCCTGGACGGGCCGCGCGACGAGCACGGCCGGTACGGCATCGCCGACCAGTACCGCTGCACCGAGTTCCGCGGCGAGGACGACCCCGACCCGAACCCGCGGCCGATCCCCACGCCGCCCGGGCAAGGCGAACTGCTCTCGCGCGCTCCGTTCGAGGGCATCCGCATGCTCACCCCGCTCCCCGAGAACATCCCGACGGCGGGGAGGCGCGCATGAAGCAACGCCCGCACGCCGACCACCGGCACGCCGCCGAGCAGGCCCGGCAGATGCCCGGCCAGTGGGTGCTCGCCGGCACGTACGGCAGCAGAGCGAGCGCCGTATCCGCCGCGCTCCAGGTCCGCACCGGCGACCGCCTGCCCGCCTACCGGCCCGCAGGGGGGTACGCCGCCGACGTGCGGCTCACCCAGGACGGCGCCGATCTGTGGGTCCGCTACGCCGACGAAGCCGCGTGCGCTGCACGCGACTTCCGCGAGTCCATCGCCTCGGGGTTCACCGAGGACTTCGCCGCCTTCTCCCGCCGCCTCGAGGCGGCCGACACCACCCGGAGAACGACATGACCGCCCCGAGCTACATACGCCGCTGGCGCACCCGGCTCAGCGACGCACAGGCAAACCGGCTGCGCGTGAAGCTGGCCGCCGAGCGGGACCGCAGCCGCGCCCTGGAGAAGCGCGTGGCCGACCTCCAGCACGCGAACGAGACGGCCTGCCACGAGCTGTCCATCGAGCGTGGCGCCGTCTGCCTCAAGGCCAACTGCCCGTGGTGCCCGTCCGAAGCGAAGGACGGTGCGGCGTGAGCGTGATCGCGTACGTGTTCCTTTCCGCCGGCGTCGTGGGCACGGCCGCCGTCACGATCGCTGTGGCCCCGGCCGGGCGCGGCCTGCACCGGCACGTCGTGCCGCGAGCAGCGCTCCGGGCCGAAGCCGCCCGCCACGAGGCGGCAGCCGAAGACCTTGGCTGCAAGCTGGTCGGCCTCGCCTCCGAGTACGACGCCGTCACTGCAGACCGCAACGACAAGGCCGCCGCTCTGGAGAAGGCCAGCGTGCGGATCGCCGAACTCGAAGAGCAATTGCGGGAGCTGACGCAGTTGCGCGAGGCGAACAGGGCGCTGGAGGCGCAGCTGGCGAATGCCCGTGCGGTCCGACCGCTGCCCCCACACGGCGACAAGCCCCCGACCGGGAGCCGCCCCGTCCCGCTCGGTCAGACGCCGTTCGCCCTCAGCCCGGGCACGCAGCCGAGCTGACCCCAAACCCGCCCGCCGTCCGGATGCCACCGGCCGGGCGGCGGGCGTCCCAACAGAGAGAAGAGCAACCGATGTTCAACCGCAACAAGAACGCGGCCCCGGCCGCCCCGCACACCCCGGCGATCAGCCTCGACAAGGTGCCCGCGGCGCTGGTCTCGCTCGCGAAGACGGCCACCGTGTCGCTGGAGAAGAACGGCCTGTCCGGGCTGCGCGCGGCCGTGTACCTGGTCGTCGACCGCTCGTACTCGATGAGCCCGTACTTCGGCAACGGCAGCGTGCAGCACCTCGCCGACCAGGCGCTCGGACTGTCCGTGACCGTCGACGACGACGGTGTGGTTCCGCTGATCATGTTCGACAGCAAGCCGTACCCCACCGTCGACGTCAGCCTGGACAGCTATCAGGGCGTCCTCGCCCAGCAGCACCAGCTGCACGGCGGTGACCTCACGATGGGCGGCACCCAGTACACGATCGCGATGCGCCGCGTCATCGAGCACTACGTCGACAGCCGGTCCACCGACCCGGCGCTGGTCATCTTCCAGACCGACGGGGCCCCGCAGGACCCCGACGACGTCCGCCTCCAACTCGTGCAGTCCAGCAAGCTCCCTGTGTTCTGGTCCTTCGTCGGGTTTGGCCCGTCCAAGGTGCGCTTCCTCACCGAGCTCGACACGATGCGCGGCCGATTCCTGGACAACGCGAGCTACTTCCACGCCGGACGCTCCCCGAAGAACGTGCCCGACAGCGACCTGTACGACGGCATCACCCGGGAGTTCGGGCAGTGGGTGCCGCAGGCCCGCGCGAAGGGTCTCCTGCCGTGAACGTCTGCCCCCGCTGCAAGCGGTACTACCCGTGCATCTGCGGCCGCGTAGTCAGGGCCGCCGTCGCTGCGGCGGCCACGGTCGTCCTGCTGGCCGGCTGCGGCACCCCCGGCCCGGAGGGCACGGTCACCGGCAAGGAACACGACGAGGCCCGGACGACGTGGCGCACCGAGCCGAAGACCAGGCAGCAGTGCACCACCAAGAGCCGCCGCGTCGGCAAGACCACGTCCACGTACGAGGACTGCCGCACCGTCACAGACGGCACCCGCCAGGTCGCCGACCACCGGCCCGAGTGCTGGGAGCTGGAGCTCGACTCCGGCGACGAGGTGTGCGTCAGCGCGGATGTGTGGAACACCACGGCCATCGGCGACGAGTACCCGGCGCGGTGAGCCATGGCGTACACCAACTCCGTCCCCGACACCGCGGCCCGCCCCCTGGACTGGCAGGCCCGCGCCCGGTGCCGCGACGTCGCCGACCCGGACATGTTCTTCAAGGCGGAGGACGAGGCCGAGGCGAAGCGGACATGCTTCGCTTGCCCCGTCCTCGTCGCCTGCCAGTCGTGGGTCACGGGCCGGGAGCGCGGCATGAGCGTGTACGCGCGGGACGACGCGGTCATCGCCGGACTCACCCCCAGCGAGCGCTACGACCTGGACCCCACCGTGCAGAAGCCGCCGGTCGATCCCGAGCCGGACACCACCGGTGACACTTCGCAGCGCAAGCGGAAGCAGGCCCGGCACGGCACGCGGTCCCGCTACCGGTCTGGGTGCCGTTGCGAGCCCTGCAAGGCCGCCAACCGCGAGTACGTCCAGGAGCTGAAGCGCCGCAAGGAGACCGAGCAGGCTGCCACACCGGAGCCCAGCCTGTGCCCCTCACCGGCCGGGTACCGGCGGCACCTGCGCCGCGACGAACGGGCCTGCGACGGATGCCGCCGGGCCTACGCGCAGGACCGCGCCGCCCGCCGTGCCCGCCAACGCGGCCGCGCCGTCTACGACCTGTGGGCCCAAGCCCTCCCCGACAGCGAGATCGCCGCCCGCCTCGGCATCGGCGTGAAGGCCGTCCGCACCGCCCGCGACCGGCTCGGCCTCATCGCCAACGAGGAGCACAACCGCCGGCAGCTCCTCGACGACCTCGCCGACGGCCGAGCCGCCATCCCCCCCGGCCGCATCCGCCGCGTCACCACCGTCCCGTCCATCGACCACTACGAACCCCAGGGATCCTGATGTCCCCGCTCAACCTGGCCGGCATCGCGCTCGCGCTCCTGGCCGTGCTGCTACTGCTGTGCTTCGACCTCACCGATGGCTGGTTCTTCGGCCTGCTGTGCCTGGCCTGCCTGTCCGGCTCGATGGGCGAGGCCTACCGGGACAACAAGCCCGGCGCCATCGTGTGGCTCGCCGTCGCCGGCCTGTTCGCCGTGGCATCGCTCAGGGCCGCCTACCTGGACTCTCGCCAGCGCCGAGGTGGTGACTGATGGCGGCCCTGACCACCTGGGAGGTCTTCGCCGTCGGCTTCCTCGGAGGCCTCGCCGCCACCGTCGGCCTGGCCCTCTTCGTGCTCCTGGCGCTCGCCCTGTACGCCGTCGCGGCCCGCCTGCACGAGGCGCTGGCCGGCCGCCGAGAGCGGCGCCACGCCCTGCGAGACGGCCGCCGCCAACTCGCTTCCCTCACCACCATCGACGACTTCAAGGACTCCCACGATGATTGAGAACACCACCGAAAGCATGAAGGACCCGGCGAACGCGCTGTCGTTCCTGGCCGCGAGCACGGGACCCGGCGGCAGCGGCCAGGCCATCGACGACCAGGAGCGCGCCGGGCAGGCGCAGGTCGTCAACTCCGAGCAGCTGCCCGCAGACCTGAACGGCGACGACCAGGCGGACTTCGAGGCCCTCGGCTTCACCTTCGGCGAGGCCGATCCTGGCGACCCGCTGTTCCGCCCGGCCACGCTCCCCGAAGGCTGGACGCGGGAAGCCTCCGACCACCACATGTGGTCGTACGTCGTTGACCAGTTGCGCCGCCGCCGCGTCGCCGTCTTCTACAAGGCCGCCTTCTACGACCGGCGCGCGTTCATGCGGCTCAACGCCCTGCGCAGCTACATCAGCGAGTGCGTGTACGGCGACAGCCCGATCGTCACCGACGACACCTGGGCGACCCCGGCCGCTGTCGCCCAGGCGCTGCGCGAACTCGCCGCACAGGCGCAGAAAAACGTCGACACCTGGAAGGGGCTGGCTGACCAGCACGGCGAGGACGACGACACCCGCAGGTACGTCGCGGAATACACCGCCACCCGCGACAAGTACACCTCCCTCGCCGCCGGCTACGAGGCGGTGACCGAGGCGTGAGCACCGCGATACCCCGCCTGTTCGTCCTCCGCCGTGACACCGACGTGACCGGCGTGTCCGGCGCCGGGGACGTGGCCGACGGCGTGCAGTGGCCGGACGGCAGCGTCGTCCTCCGCTGGCGCGAACGCCCCTCCACCGCCGTGTGGGACAGCCTCGACCTGATGCTCTCGGTACACGGCCACGACGGCGCCACCCGCGTCGTCTGGACCGACCAGGCCGACCAGGCCGACCAGCAGGCGCGCGCCGCAGCAGGCCGGGCCTACCTGCTCGCCGACCGCTGGCAGGCCGCCCATGAGGCATCGCAGTTCCTCGTGCGGGTCGCCGGCGCTGAACTCCGCGACGAGCTGGACGACGCGGGCGAGTGCGACCATCGACTGATGCCGATGCTGTCGGGCATCGTCTCCGGCGGCCCATGCATCAAGCGCGGGCCGCACGATGAGCACGAGACGGCTGACGGCACCAAGTTCAGCCCGATCGGAACCGCCCAGCCGCCGACCCAGCCGGTCATCCCATGGACCGGGCCGGAGCCCTCGTGGGCGGCCGACCTGCGCGCTTCTCTGGCGGGCGATGGCGAGCCGGAGCACGGCCGGGCGGTGAGCAGCTGCTCGAACCCTGACCATGCCTGCGTGAAGTGCGGGCACTGCGCGTACGAGCACCCCGGCGAAGGTGGATGCATCGTCGGTCAGCTTCCTCCCACTGAAGGGAGGTCCGCCCGGACCGCGTGTAAGGCCACCGCCAGCCAGGGGCCGCCGAACCAGGGCCCGTTGACCGGGATCGAGGTGCGGGATCCGTGCCCTTACTGCGAGGGCTGTCCGCTCATCCCGCGCGCCCTGATGGACGGCCACATACGCGAGCAGCACCCCGAGATCCGCGAGGGCGGCCCCGGAATCCCCGTGCCCGATGCCGAGCCGGATGCACCCGGCGGCATCCGCAGCCTGTTGGAGCACGTCGGCGTTGACACCCGCGGCCGGAACCTCACGGTCGCCGGGCGTGTGGTCGACGCCCGGCAGAAACGCGCTGAGTGCCCGCACTGCCCGGATGGCCACCAGAGCCCGACCGGTGGCAGCCAGCCGTGGTCGGCGTGGGTCGGCCCGGCCCGCGACGGCGACGGTGAGGCCACCACCATCCACGTCGCCCGATCCGGTGGCGCCCACGTCGCAGAGTCCGACGCCCAGTGGGTGCGACACGTGCTCAACGCCCGCCAGCTCGCGAAGGAGGCCTGACGTGGTCAACCCCGACCGACCGTGTCCGCACGAGAACTTTGACGCCTACGTGGAGGTCAACCGGGTCACTGCGTCCGACAACGACCCGACCGTGGTCGGCTACCACGCCGACATCAAGGTCAACTGCCACGACTGCGGCGAGCCCTTCCGCTGGACGGGAGTCCCCGCCGGGTCCTCGCCCCGGCAACCGATGTGCAGCGTCGACGAGACCGAGCTGCGCGCCCCGCTGCGCCCGGCCTCAGCCGACCCCGACTTCGGCATGGGTCTGCCCGGCTTCGCCGTCCACTACAGGGAGCCCTGAGCATGGCGCGCCGTATCCGGGCCGCGTCGGTCGAACGGCTCCTCATCGACCAGGGCCACGAGTTCAGCGAGTTCGAGGGTGGCGACTGGGACCCCGGCTTCCGCGTCGCCCAGGCCGGCCCCCGGCAGGTCAACGTCTTCTACGACGGGCCCGGCGAAGCCGACCAGCTGACCGCCATCACCACTGAGCTGCGGGCCGACGGCTACCACGTCGTCGCCACGCAGCAGGACCGCGGCGGCCGACGCCGCCTGGAGGTGACACGCCCGTGAGCGAACGTCTCGTCATCGACTGCCACGGCCTGTGGGAGCGGTTGTGCCGGACACCGGACGGCATGCGCGCCGTGCAGGCGTGGCTGCGGGCCAACAACATCAAACCGGACGACGTCCCGGTGCACTCGGAGATGGCCATCGAGGACAGCGCCTTCGGCCTGGTCATCCGCTACACCGCGTACCTGCGCAACGCGGACGGCAACAAGTACGTCGACCCGGACGACCAGGACTTCCCGGCCTCCGAAAACCGCACGGCCCTGCTGCAACTCCCGCCGCCGGCGGACTGGGTGAGTGACAGGGGCGAGTCGTGACCGCGCCTGCGCCGGAGCGTGCGGCCACCGAGCAGGCAGCCGACGACCTCACGCACTCGGTCTGCCACTGCGACCCCGACAGAGCCCTGTGCGGCACGAACGTCACCGACTCGGAATGGGCGGACGACGACGAAGAGCTGACCTGCGTCGTCTGCCTCGACCTCGTAGACCAGCCCTGCCCCAGGTGCGGCCAGTGACCGCCAAGGAGAACTCCATGCAACCCGCTTTCACCCGCGGCTTCCGCCTGCACCACAACGGCCAAGTCCTCGACGGCGCCGAGTTCCCCTCCGGCCGCGTGTTCGTGATCGACGACCCCGAGTACGGGTTCGCCACCGGCGCGACGTCGCTGGAGGAACTGCTGAACGGCTACCACGGCGCCCGCGTCGAATGGCCCGGCGACCAGCTCGTGCCCACCGCGCTGTTCCTAGACCTGGTGAACATCGCCGCGAAGCGAGGCGGCGCGAGCGCCCGGCCCGTCCTCGCCCAGCTCACGAAGTACCTGGGCTACGACGTCGCCGAACGGGCCGCCGAGCAGGAAGCCGCGCGCGTCCTCGCACGAGGGGAGACGCATCTGTGAGCGACAGCACCTCGCTCGGCGACCGGATGAAGCGGCACGAGGCCGCCTACCGCGCGGTGCTCCCGCGCCGCACCTACACGGTGATCCGGGTCGACGGCCGCGCCTTCCACTCATACCTGCGCGGAGCGGAGAAGCCGTTCGACGAGGCGTTCATGACCGACATGGACACCGTCGCCGAGGCCCTCTGCCAGGAGATCACCGGCAGCGTGTTTGCCTACACCCAGTCAGACGAGGTCAGCGTCCTCGTCATCGACTTCGCGAGCGAGCAGACGGAGCCGTGGTTCGGTGGCGTGGTTGCCAAGCAGCTCAGCATTACAGCGGCGCTCGCCACCGCCGTCCTCAACGAGCGCCGGCCCGGCCGTGCCTTGTTCGACTCGCGCGTGTTCACGCTGTCGGACCCGGTGGAGGTGGCGAACTACTTCCTGTGGCGGCAGCGCGACGCGGTACGCAACAGCATCTCCATGGCCGCGCAGGCGCACTTCTCGCACCGACGGCTGCACGGCGTCTCCACGGGAGGCATGCAAGAGCTGCTGTGGTCAGAGGCTGGAGTGAACTGGAACGACTACCCGGACGGCTGCAAACGCGGACGCGTCGCCGTGCGTCGCACCGGGGAGCGGCCCGTCGAATACGTCGACAAGCGGACGAAGCAGACCGTCCACACCACCGCGATGCGCTCGTGGTGGGAGACCGCTGCGGCCCCGCACTTCACCACCGAACCCGGCTCATGGCTCGCCGACGTCATCCCCACGCTACCGATGCTGCGATCTGCCCCCGTCAACGAGAACCACCGCAAGGAGAACCCTGATGCCTGAGAAGCAGGTCAGCGTCACGCTCACGTTTGCCACGGACAGCGCCCCGTCCGTGGTCGGTACGCGCGTTGCGGAAGTCGTCGTCGCCGAGGTCGCCGCGAACCTGACCGCCGTGAACTGGCACGGTTTCGAGATCGGAGACGAGCCGGACCCGGAGTGCGCGCACGCCTCGTGGGAGGAGACCCCGTTCCGGCTCGGTGATGGCACGCCGGTCGCCAGCCGGAAGTGCGCCGACTGCAAGGCGACGCTGCCCACCATCGTCCTGGAGGGCCGGCGTGCAGACGCTTGACGCCCTGGTCGCCGACCTCGTCGACCGCTACACCGGCGACGACCAGCACCCCGGCGACGGCGGCCCCGGCCTCATCCACCGCCTCGACACCCTTGGCCTGCGCACCCGGCAGCCGGCCGACGGCGGACACGCCCCGCCCGGGTCCCGGCCGCCGACGTCGCTGGAGGCCGTGTCGTGGTCGCAGCGCATCAAGGTGGAGGCCATCGGCCTGGACATGCGGCTGCGCCGGTCCTTGCACACACAGCGCTGGGACCGGGCGCTGAAGGCGATCCCGCCCGGCGCCGAGGCCGCCGACGAGGTGCCGGAGGTGTCCCGGATCGTGGGCCGTTGGCACGGCACGGTGCTCACGGTGCTGGGGCTGCGAGGGCCGTCCGTGCACTTCCGGCACGCGCTGTGCCTGGCGTGCGGGGAGCGCACCGTGTACGGCCGTGCCGATGACGATCGGCCGCGGGCGTGGTGCATCAACGACGGCTGTGAGGACGGGGAGACGGGGGCGCCGGCCCGGTACGAGGGGCAGCGGCTGTACCTGCTCACGGTGAACCGCACGGCGTAGCGGGGCGCGGTCGTGGGAGGGCCTGCGAGCGGGTGGGGCCAGAGGTGTCAAAGAAAGTAGGACATCTATCTTGTGGAGACTCGTACTTCCTAGTACAATCTTCTACATGGGGCCGGGTTATCGGCCCCGGTAGACCACGCAGGGGGTGCCATGAACCGCAGGATCACCGTCGCCGAATACCTCGTTCGCCGCGGTCTCCCGGCCGACTGGAACTACGGCTCCCCGCTCGGTCGCGTGGCCGCCCGCATCTACCGCCAGACCTACGGCCGCGAGCCGGGCCGCGCCTTCCGGTTCATCAACGGCCGCTTCCGCCAGGTCATGACCTACGCGCCGAGTGAGCAGCACATCCTCGCCCGCGCATGGGAGCTGTACGGCTGCACCGCCGGGCAGGCCCGCCCGGTCACCCCGGCCCGGCACACCGGTCCGGCATGGCACGGCAGCGGCGACGCCATGCGCTGGACCCCGACCGGGGGCCCGCTCCGCAGCCACCCGTAACCCGCACCACCGCCCACACCAACCGCGAAGGGGGAGCCATGTCGGACACACTGTTCCGCTCGCTGGACCTGATCGAGCCCGGCGACCTGGTCATCTACCACGGCTCGATCACGGACCTGCACGGCCTGTGGCTCGCCCTCCCGTGCCCCTGCGGCATCTGCCGCGCCATGGACCGCATGGGCCTCGCGGACGTGCGGTTCGCGCTGGTCGACCCGTGGGGCGAGCTGTCCGGCCCGCACCACGCCCGCCGCCAGTCCATCACCCGCTCCGCCGCCTCCGGCTGACCCCGAGACCGGCGGCCGGGCCACCTTCCTTCCCCCGACCCGGCCGCCACCAGGGCCGCGCCCCGACTCCCCCCTACGGGGCGCGGCCCGCACAACTCACAACTCAACACCGAAGCGCCGTAGCTCAGTTGGCAGAGCAGCGATCTTATAAGTCGCAGTGCGCGGGTTCGAGTCCCGTCGGCGCCACTCCCCAGGACCGAACCGAAGGAGCCCGCCGTGGGCTACGACATGTACATCGAGACGACGCCCGAGACCGAGACGGCCAAGGCCGCCGAGGGAGAGGCCGCGTTCAACGAGGCCGTGAAGGCCAGGGACGCGCTCACCGTGCCCCGCACCCACTCCGACTACATCGCCGCGCAGGCGAAGGTCACCAAGGCGCTGGACGCCCTGGAGAGCGCCGACACCTCGTACTTCCGCCTGAACGGCTGGGGCATGTCCCGCTACCGGGAGATCATGACCCAGCTCGGCATGGTGGCCGACGGCTACTCCCTGCCGCCGTGGCCGCACGAGCCGGACGGCATCACCTGGGAGGACATCAAGGCCGCTGAGGCGCCCGCCGACGGATCGGACCTGCCGGTGAAGCCGGAAGCGCTGGCCTACGTGAAGCAGCTTGACGCGCACCTCGCGTGGCACCCCGAGCCGCCGTTCGGGATCGCGCTGCACAAGTTCGGCTCGAACGACGGCTGGCTGGTCACCCCCGAGGAGATCGCCGCCGCGCTGGAGTCGTACCGCACCCACAGCGGCGACGAGGTCAAGGTGATCATCACGTCCGCCGGGGGCGAACTGGACCACTGGCTCAAGTGGATCTCCTACCTGGAGCGCGCCCAGCGGCGCGGCGGCTTCCGCGTCCACTGACCCCCGCAGACCGCCCGGCGGCCGGACACGCGACCGCGCTACGGCGCCAGACTCGCTTCCCGCCGCCGGGCCCCAACCACCCACCGGAGCACACCATGACGACACCTGGCCGGACCGCCTCGCAGGCCGGCGACCTCATCCGCCAGTTCAACCACGACACGATCAGCACCGGCGACGGCTGGCAGTACCCGCCGCACGCCTACGACGCGATCGGCTCCCTCGCCTACCTCGTGCGCATGCTGCCGCAGGCCATCGAGCAGACCATGCGGCCCGTGGAGCACACGCACGATCAGGGCCGCGTGCTCGTCGACGGCGGCGGGGACCCCGAGCCGGCTGTGACCGAACTGCGTGCCCTCGTCGGCGACGCCGCCACCCTCGCAAGGGGATTGAGCTGGGCTCTGGACCGCATGCACGCCGCCAGCTCGCCGATGGGCCTGGACACCCGCGGCCTGCCCGAGTTCGAGGACTGAGTGCCGTGGCCAAGCCTCTGCTGCTCCTGGACGTCGACGGGCCGCTGAACCCGTTCGATGCGCCGCCGCACCGCCGCCCGGCCGGCTACCAGACGCACCGCATGAAGCCCGACGGGTGGATCGCCCAGCACGGCGGCCTGCCCGAACACCGAGTCAAGCCCCTGCGCGTGTGGCTCAACCCGGCCCACGGCCCCGCGCTCCAGGCGCTGCCGTTCGAGCTGGTGTGGGCGACGACGTGGGAGCACGACGCGAACGAGTGGATCGGCTGGCGCATCGGCCTCCCCAACGAGGACCTGCTCGTCATCGAGTTCGGCGACCAGACCGTGATCCGGCCCGACGGCACCTACGTCAAGACGTGGCGGGTCGTGGAGTACGCGGCCGGGCGGCCGTTCGCCTGGGTGGACGACCAGATCCTCGACGTCGACCGCGAGTATGTCGCCCGGCACCACGACGGGCCCGCGCTCCTGCACTGGGTCGACCCGAGCAAGGGCCTGACCGACGACGACTTCGCCGCGCTCGCCGAATGGGCGGCACGGCTCGACACCGAGGGAGCGTGCGCCTGATGGCCACCGGACCCGAGCACTACCGCGAGGCCGAACGCCTCGCCGACCAGGCCGACCACTGGATGAACGCCGACACCGGCTGGAAGGCCCACCTGTCCACCGAGGAGCGCCTCGCCCGCCGTAGCGCCGACCTGACCGCCGCGCTCGTGCAGGCCGTCCTCGCCAACGCCGCCGCGACGGCCCTCAACGACAACGCCTCCGACGCGGGCGGGATGCCGCTGGAGGACTACAACGCGTGGGTCGACGTGGCGGCCGTGTGGCAGCCGAAGCGGAAGAAGGGCGGCGACCAGTGATCGGCTACGCCCACACGCTGTACTGCGACCGCCGGGGCTGCCGCGCCAAGGTCACGGTGGAGAGCACCCGCAACGCCGCGCACGCCCGCCTGAAGGCACGCCTGCGGCACGGCTGGCGCTGCGACGACGCCGGCGACTGGTGCCCCGCCGACCGCACCGCACAGCTGGCCCGTCAGCCGGAGGCGGTGACCCGGTGAGCGCGCGACGGCCCATCTTCAGCGCGTTGGTCGCTCCGGTCGCTGGCGGGCCCGTCACGCACGAGCAGGCTCAGCAGATGCTGAACGCGTACCGCGACGAGGTCCGCGCCGCGGCGCTCCTGGAGGCCGCCGCCGACGTCGACGTGGACGACGACTGCGGCTGCGGCGGCTGTGACTCCTGCGTGTTGCGGGCCGCCGCCGGGCGGCTGCGGGAGAAGGCTGGGGAGAAGTGCAGCCGTAAGGCCGATGCCACTCCCGACCAGTTGCGCGCGTACGCCAACGAGGTGCGCCGCCAGGACGCGATCCGGCTCCTGCGCGAGCGGACCGAGCACGTCAGCCGCGCCATCTTCTGCGACGGCATCACGCATGCCGCCGCCCGGCTCACCCAGTGGGCCGCCGAGATGGAGAAGGACACCAGCGGCGGCAGCCAGCCGCACGAGGGCGAGTCCACTCCAGACTTCTTCCAGCCCGGCCGGACGTACGCGCACCGCGCCTGGTCGTTCCGCTGCGACGCCGTGACCACCAACCCGCAGACGGGCGAGCGGGCCGCGCTCGGCTGGCTACGGTTCGACGACGACGCCTGGCGCTTGTTCTCCGCAACCGAAGGGGCGTGGGCCGACGGCTGGCGCGACATCACCGCGCCGGCGTGCGCCACCGGCGACACCGAGGGGGAGGCGACGTGAGCCAGCCGCCCGCCATGACCGTCGCCACGCGCCGCGCCCTCGTGCGCCAGCTCATCGAGCAGGACCCGACACTCAGCACCCGGAAGATCGCAGCTCAGATCGGGGTCGGCAAGGACGCGATCCGCCGCGACCTCGAAGCGATCCGCCAGGAAGACGCCGAGGCCGCGCCGGAACCGGCCGCCGCCGCGCCGGAGACCGCGCCGGACGACGACCGCCTGGTCCTCGTGCTTGACGAGCCGCTGCGCCAGGCCCTCGCCGTCCTGCGCGCCGTCCGAGCCAGGCCCGACACGCCACGGGAGAACGTCGCTGTCGCGCGCGCCGCGATCCGCGCCATGGCCGACCACTTCACCGCGACCAACGAGCACGCCCAGGAAGGCCCCACGTAGAAGGCAGGATGAGACCGTGAGCGCCCCTGACGACCCCCGCTTCGAGTGGATCGAGATCCCGACCATGGGCGGCCCCTCGGAGTGGATACGGGGCGCCTGCCGCCACCACGAGCCCGTGGAGGTGCGCAGCGTCGTCGACGGCGAGCTGCTGGCCTACCTGTGCCCCGACTGCGACACCCAACTGCCCGCGAACCAGAGAGATTCCGTCATGAGCGAGCGTGTCACCGTCCGTGTCGTGCTGCTGTTCGGCGACCAGGCCGAAGTCGTCGCCGACGTGCCGCCTGATGAGCAGGGCGAGTCGGAGCGTTACCCGGCCGCCGAGATCGCCGAGGCGGTGGGCCTGGAGCCGGGGCAGCTGCCGGGCCGGCGGCTGACGGCTGAGGTCGGGGTCGACTACCGGCTGTCCGGCTGGCAGCTTGCGTGAGCTGCTGCAACGGCCCCGGCTCGCATGGAAGTTGGGGCCATTTTCCCGCCAAAAGTGTTGCAAAACGATGCGTGAATGGTCCATAATAGAGACAGAAGGAACGAGGGGCCGGAAACCCCAAGACCTTCACCAACCACCACAACTCAAGAGAGGACGGACACTATGTCTGATGAGTCCGAGCGGGAGACCCAGAACCTGGGAATCGCCATCCTCGGGATCTACACCCTGATCACCAGGGTGTGCGGGTTCCTCCCGATCCCGATCACCCTCCCCGACTTCGCCGACAACACCCTCCACGGCCAGGAGATGATCCAGGCCGTCACCAAGGTCACCGAAGTCATCGAGGACGAACCGATCAGCGAAGACCTTCAGGCAGGGATCTGGGGAGGGTGCCTCCACTGGCTCTCCGCAGCCCACCTGTTCAGCCGGTACATGGAGACCGGGGAACACATCGTGAGCCTGGAGATCAGGATCAACCTCGTGACCGGCGGTGAAGCACTCGGCGCCGCGGCCCGCGAACTGATCCGCTCGCGGGAGGAGTGACACGCCGAGGCCCCCGGCAGCCAGCCGGGGGCCTCGCCCGTAAGCCGAGACGACCAGCGGGGGCCGGGCCAAAGCCCACAGGAGCCGAAGCGCCCGCCGGAAAACCCCCGCCGGTCACCAACCATCCACAAGGGACGGACACCACCATGGTAGACACCCCGAACGGCGAGACGTACGCCGAGATTGCCGCCCGCCACGGCCGCAGCGAGCACCGGGTACGCAACGTCTGGGCACGCCACCCCGCGTGGCCCGATCCGATCGGCAAGCGCGGCAAGTTCCTGCTTTTCGACCCGGCCACCGTCGACCAGGCCATCGCCGAGAACATCGAGCGGCCCGCCGTCGAGCTGGAGCCCCACCGCCTCTACACCGCCCGCGAGATCGAAGACCTCACCGGCATCACAGCCGCCACCATCCGCGCCGAACGCTCCAAGGACCGCTGGCCCGCCCCCGACGACACCGAAGGCCGCGCGCACCGCTGGACCGGCGCCACCATCACCCAGGCCCTCGCCGGGCGCCGTGCGTACCGGAAGTCGAGTGAGTGATCAGCTGGACACCGTTAACTCTATATAGCTAGAGTTAGGTCCATGAAGACCCCATTCAAGATCACTGGGGCGACTCTCGATGTCCTCGAAGTCCTCATCCCCGGCGACGAACTGCACGGCTTCGCCGTTGCCAAAGCGGCAGGCAAACCTACGGGCAGCGTGTACCCGATCCTGCTCCGACTCGAAGAGGCAGGCTGGGTGGAAAGCCGCTGGGAAACCGAGCACCCGGAGGCCGGCCGACCCCGCAGGCGCTTCTACAAGCTCACCCCGGACGGCGTGACGTCCGCTCGAGCCATAGTCCAGGAGCGTCGCGGCCAGCTGCCCGTTCGCCGGGGCTCCAAGCTGGGCCCCGCCCTCGGGTTCATGCGGCACTTGGGAGCGGCCTGGTGAGCACCGAACTCGTCACCGCGATCGTCCTCGGACTCGTCATCAACGAGTTCTGCGACATCAGCCCCTGGCTCGCCCGCAAGGTGATCCGACTCGCGGCACGCTGCGTACCAGACCCCACGGTCCGTGAGCGCCTGGAGGAAGAGTGGGCCGCCGGGCTCCAGGACCGCCCCGGGAAGATCCTCAAGCTCTTCGCTGCGCTCACCCTCCTCGTGAGTGCAATGACGAGCGTGCGGCGCCTGTACCGCCCAAAACGTGCCAGGCTGGCTCGGAGCCTCGTCGCGGCGGTCTTCGACCGTGAAGGCAGGCTGAACATGGGCATCTGGTTGTCCGCCCTCCTCGTTGATCGGTACCTGAACCCTTGGTACACGGGAATCTGGAGCTACCTCGCTACGGCTATTGTTCTCGCCGTCACAGTCCATGGACTGGACCTCGTGCTGTACCGGCGTGAGCTCCAGCGGTACCGACGAGAACAGGCGGCGGGACGCCCCTCGCAGGGCTGAGAGCCCTCGGTAACCGGCGTGCGCTAGGGGCGGGATGGAGCACTAGCCGGCCGTACACCGGACGGTCTCTGGAGGCCCGCGCGAACGCCGTGCTCCCGGCTGGGGTCGAACCCCGGGCCTCCTCCAAGCCAGCGAGCCCCGCCACGACGCCGACCGTGGCGGGGCTCGCTCACTATCGGTTGATCACGGGGTGGATCATGGAGTGGAAGTAGTCCCGAGCCTCGAAGAGGAAGGTCGTTTCAGGCAGCTTCTCTTGACGTAGGTAGGCGCCAAGGCACTTCTGCGCGTCCCAGCACATCGCATTGACGACGATCCGCGGTGCTGGCAGCCCAACGTGTTCCTGAAATCCTTCGAAGCGGCCGAACTCCACCATGCACGCCGCGTCTATGGCCTCGCGCAGTTCCTGGTGTGGAATCCGGAGAACTGCCAGCCGGATCACGTCAATGTGGCGCCGGAGGCGCTCCGGAAGGTCGGGGGGTTCTTCCGCATCTCCAGGCACGGACCACACCAGCCTCCGTGCCTCCTCCAGCTCCGCCATGAGTGTGTCCACTGCCTGCTGCGCCAGAGCATCGCGCCGCTGGGACCTGGCCATCTTCTCCTGGTGCTTCTGCTGGTAGACCACGCCCGCAAAGGCTGCTGCGGCGCCCACAAGTGCCCCTGACAGCCCGATGACGCCAACCAGTACCTCGGTGCTCATGGCCAAGATGATGCCCGGCTCCTTGCCGAATCCTCGGCTCGCTCGTGTCACAGCTGCGCCACGAACCATGCACAGCACATCCATCATCTTCGCCGTGCCCCACAATGACGGGCAGTCAGTACCGTCCTTGGGGGGACCATGCACGCCAGAACCACTACGCTCGCCACCATCGCGATCCTCGCCGCCGCCCTCACCGGCTGCAGCGCGGATGAGCCGTCGCAGGGCAAAGCCGAACGCGCCACCGCGGCCGCCAGCGCGCCGGCCTCCAGCACGCCCGACTGCGGGCCCGACTCCGGCCTCACGCAGGCCGAATGGACCGAGCAGTGCTCAAGCGCCAGCCCTGCGGCTGAAGAGCAGCCCGACACGGAGCTGTCCGTCGGCGACACCTTCGCCTACACCGATGGCCTCAAGGTCAAGGTCGACAGCATCAAGACCATCACCCGCTTCGGCGAGTACGACGACCGTCCGGAAGCCGACCGGACCGCGTTCCGGGTTACCTTCACCATCACCAACGGCACGAAGAAGCCGTACGACCTGGAGGGCTTCGGCTACGACGCCCAGGGCGCCACCACCGGTGGCCAGACCGAGACCATCTACGTCGAGCTCGGCTCCAAGCTGATGACCGGCCGCCTCGCCCCGGGCCGGGACGCCACGTTCACGTCCGACTACACCCTCGCCAAGAGCGACGGCAAGGATGTCCTGTTCACCGTGTCCCGCATGGACAAGGAGTGGCTCGAGGACGGCAGCTTCCTCGGGGAGGACCCCAACTGGACCGGCGCCATCAAGTAGGGCATCCACGTGACCAACGATCCGACGGAGGATAACGAGCGCGCCTACCGAGGGCTCGACGCCCTCGCGCAGCTCATGGACAGCCTCAGCAACCCCACGCCGGCCCACAGCGACGCCCGCCCGCTGTTCGTGGCCTGGGGCTTGCTCGCCACGGTGCAACGCCAGGCCCACGCGGTCGTTCTCCTTCACCGGCACGGCTTCGGCCACGAAACCGCCCCCAACCGGCGCAGCATGCTGGAGCACACAGCGCAGATCTGGTGGCTGGCCGAAGACGGACCGGACGCCGTGGACAGCATGAACCACGCGCTCCAGTACAAGCAGCAGAAGCTCCGGGAGGCCGCCGACAGCGCGGGCATCACCTACAACGCCACCATCGCCGACGCGGTCCAGGCAACCGTTCTGCCCTCGAACCCGGCACAGACATACAACAACATCGGACACTTGCTGAAGCGCATCGGCGCACCACTGCACGCCATCTACGCAGGGGAGAGCCTGCTCTCCCACCCCACCCTCACGTCGGCAGAACGCTTCTTCGCGGACTCCGGCACCAACACCGTCGAATTGCTCAGCGAGCCCCGCTATCCCGAGGACGCCCCCGGCCCGGACGGTCGCGCCCCGTACATCGCCCTCGTGCTCGCCTGGTCCGCCATGTCCTCGTTCAACCGCCTACTTGCAGGCGAGCCATGGAGCAGCGAGCTGCAACGCATTGCGACCGAGGCCGGCATTGAGGACCTGACAGACCCGGCCGATCAATCCGGCAAGCAGTGATCTACCAATCTGGGAGCAGCTGGTAGATCACTGGTACGACTGGTAGTTGCACACTGGACGCGTGAGCACCACGCCTACCGGCCATGACGGTCGGCCCCTCGTCACCACCGCCCAGGCCGCCTACAGCCTCGCCATGACGCCCAAGCAGTTCCGCGACTGGGCGCGCCGCCGCGGCGTCACCCCGGCCGGCTCCATGCCCAACCCCAGCCGCGGACAGGCCCTCGCCCTCTGGGACCTGGCCGACATCGCCGACACCGTACACCGCCAAGAGGTCAAGCAGGCCGCCTGTCAAGGGGTCTGACCTGCACCTGCTTGACAGAGATCAGCGCGCCGTTCATTCTGTGAGACGGTGGCACCGCTGTCGGGATGGTCTCAACACCCCCGCCCACCACCATCAGCAACCCCGGGGCCCGGCCGAAAAGCCGGGCCCCGGGCATGTCCGGAGGGGTGACCGCGGTGCCAGGGGTCCTCGCCTACAACCCCCGCCAGTCCCTCGCCGACATGCGCCGAGCCCGCGTCGAAGCCCAGGTCTGCGCGGAAGAGACCGACTGCTGGATCTGCCAGCGCTACGCCGACCCCGCCTACGACGGCACCCCCCACCCCTGGTCCCGCACCGTCGACCACGTCCAGCCGCTGTGGCTCGGCGGCAACCCGGTCGACCGGACCAACAGCCGCCTCGCCCACCGCATCTGCAAGGACAGCCGAGCAGCAGCCCTGCGGGCCGGCCAGTAACGCGAGCAGCCCCTGCACCCGGCCGCTGCGCCCCAACACCCTGACCGCAGAGCAGACACGGACGAAGCAGACCGCACGACCATGCACAACCCGACTGCATACGCATGCAGGAGCATCCGAGCCACCCGACCCGACGCATAACCATGCATCGCATACTCATGCGCGCATCCATGCGTGACCTATGCATAGGCGACGGACAGTCACCATGCCCCGCGCAGCGCCACGCACCGTCACCGCGCGGGGCGTGGGAGGGGGGCGGCCGGCCGTCGAGGCCGCAGCAGAGCCCGGCGACCCCGCTCCGCTGCTGAAAATGATCCTGTACGGGTCTGGAGCCTCTCCCTAATCCGGCGAAGCGAAGGCCAGCGGATTAGCCGCATACCTATGCGCTGCATATCCATGCACGGCTATGCAGCTCTGGGCTCGGATCGGACCTCCTCACGCCAGGCGGTGATCATGCGTCCGCCGTCAATCTGTCCCGGCTGCCGACTGCCCGTCAGAGGGCAGTGCCCCCGTTGCGATCAGGGCGGGCGGCGCCGGGTGGTGGCCGGCCCCCGGGCGCGGCAGGGATACACCCGGCAGGAGCGAATCCGGCGGGCGGACGCGGTCCGCGCCTACGTGGAACAGTTCGGGTGGGTTTGTCCCGGCTGGCAGCGTGATCCTCACCCCGCCGAGAACCTCACCGCCGACCACGAGGTGCCCGTCGGTGCCGGCGGCCCGGAGAGCGGACCGCTGCGCGTGCTGTGCCGGTCGTGCAACTCGGCTCGCGGCTCATCGATGGCGCAGACCCGGGCGCCCGGCTTCGAAGTGGTCCTGGTCGCCGGGCCGCCCTGCGCGGGCAAGAACCGGTACATCAGCGAGCACGCCGACCCCGACGACCTGGTCCTGGACCTGGACGCGCTCAGCGAGGCCATGTCGCTGGCGGGCACCTACGAGTTCATCGAGGCGCACCTGCCGATCGTCACCGAGGCCCGCGACGCCGCGCTGGAGCGGCTGCTGCTCGGCAACCACCAGGTGCGCCGCTGCTGGGTCATCTCGACTGCGCCGGAGCGGAAGCGCCGGGCGTACTACCGGGACCGGTACGGAGCCCGGGTCGTGGTGCTGTGGTGGCCCGAAGAGACGTGCCTGCTGCGCGCGATGAACGAGCGTCCGCCGCAGTGGCAGCAGTACGTCCGCAGGTGGTTCGACCGGTACGAGCCGGACCCGGCAGACGAGGTGCTGCGCAGCCGGCAGGCGGGAGGCACGACGGCGTGAAGCGATCCGATCTGGCTACGTCCGAGGTGCTGGCGGCTGTGCGCGACCACCGGTTCCGGGCCTTCGAGTACCTCGCCGACCGCTATCCGGCGAAGGTCGTCGCTGCGGCCTTCAGCCGAGACGTTCGCGCCGGGCTGCTGGAGTACGGCGTCTCGCTGGTGCGTCCCTGGCTGGAGCCGGCGGGAGAACGGCTACTGGCAGCGGGAGGTGGTCCTGGTGGCGGGGAGAGGACCAGCGCCGAAGGACCCGGAGAAGCGGCAGCGCCGTAACTCGGCGAAGAACCTGGACGTCGTCCCCGAGGCGGCCGGCCTGCCGGAGGTGCCGGCGCCGCCGGCGGGGCTCTTGAAGAGCGTGCGGGACCGGTGGGCGGCGTACTGGGCGTCGCCGGTGGCGCAGCTGGCCGACCCGGTGTCCGATCTGCCCGCGCTGGAGCGGCTGTACCGGCTGTACGACGACCTGGAGCGGTCGCACACCGCGGTGCGGAAGCAGGGGCACATGGTGCGCGGCTACCGGGACCAGACCGTGATGAACCCGCTGCTGAAGCACATGCAGCTGGTACAGGCCGAAGTGCGGCAGCTCGAGGACCGGTTCGGTCTCTCGCCGCGGGCCCGGCTGTCGCTGGGCGTGACGCTCGGTGAAGCCGCGAAGTCGCTCGCCGACCTCAACTCCGAGTTCATGACGGGGGGCGAGGACGACGATGACCCCCGCTTCGACGTCATCGCAGGTCAAGACGTCATCGACGGCGAGACCGCTTAGCGCGCCGCGTTCGCTGGGCTGGCCGACGCATGGGCCGATCGTCTGCCGGTGGATCGAGAAGCACTGTGTGTACGGAGAGGGCGACTACTTCGGCCAGCCCGTACGGCTGCTGCGGTTCCAGAAGCAGTTCCTGTACTGGCTGTACGAGTACAACCCACAGACCGGGGAGCGCCGGTTCCGTGAGGCGATGCTCGAGGTCCCCAAGGGCAACGGCAAGACCCCCCTCAGCGCCTGGGTGATGCTTTTCGAGCTGCTGGGGCCGCCGCTGTTCGGGCCGAAGGGCTCACCGATCATCCCCGTCGGCGCGGCCTCGTTCGAACAGGCCGACCTGCTGTTCGGCGACATGCGGAACTGCTGCACCGAGTCGCCGACGCTGAGCCACCACGTCGACGCGTTCGACACCGAGATCCTCGTGAAGAACGGGCCCGGCCGCGCGTACCGGATCGCAGCGGCGGCCGGCACCAACGACGGCCCCCGTCCGAGCATGTTCGCGGCTGACGAGATCCACGAGTGGGTCGGCAACAAGGAACGCGTCCACCTGGTCATCGCGAACGGCCTGATCAAGCGAGCGAACTCGCTGGTCCTGAACACGACCACGCCCGGCGCCGATCTGGACTCGCTGGCGGGCCGCAAGCACCTGTACGGCTACCAGGTCAACGCCGGGAAGATCGACGATCCGCGGTTCCTGTTCGTCCACTACGGCGTCCGCGACGGCGACTTCGACCTCCAGGACCCCGAGCAGCTGCGCGCCGCTGTGCTGGCCGCGAACCCTGCTGCTGGGGCGTTCGTGCGGGTCGATGACACCGTGGCCCGCTACTACCAGGTCCCGGAGTTCGAGTACCGGCGCTACAACTTGGGTCAGTGGACCCGCGCGGATGAGTCGTGGCTACCGCCCGGCGCGTGGGAGGCCTGCGCAGGGGACGTCGCTCTGGACCCTGACTTGCCCGCGTACGCGGCGGTCGACATGGCGTACAAGCACGACAGCGTGGCCGTCGTCGTCGCCCAGCTCGGGGCGGACGGCAAGGTCCGTGTCCAGGCGAAGGTGTGGACGCCGGAGAAGGGCGCCACGATCGACGTCGCGGCCGTGGAGAACCACCTGCGGCGCAAGCACCGGCAGTTGAACCTCATCACGATCGCCTACGACCCGGCGTACTTCCAGCGCAGCGCCGAGGTGCTCCTGGACGAAGGCCTGCCGATGGCGGAGATGCCGCAGTCCGCGAACCACATGGTGCCTGCCTGCCAGGACTCCTACCGGGCTATCACCGACGGCACTCTCGTGCACGGCAACGACCCGGTGCTCACCGACCACGTCCTGGCCGCCGCGACCCGCGACACCGACCGCGGCTGGCGCCTGTCCAAGGGCAAGTCCCGCCGCCACATCGACGCCTGTATCGCCATGGTCATGGCCGTCTTCCTCGCGCTGCCGCGCATCGAGCCTGAGGAGGTCGAACCATGGGTCGCCTTCGCCTGAAGACCCCGCCGGCCGGGCGGCCGAAGCGCCGGCGGCCCCGGCTCACCCGCCTCACCCGCAGCCGCATCGGCACGTGGACGGGCGGCGGCCTCATCGCCACCGGCACGGGACTGGGCTGGGGGCTGCCGGTCGCCCTGATCGTGGCCGGGGTCCTGCTCGCCGCCTACTGCCTGCTGGTCGCTGACGTCGCCGATCCCGGCGCTGATGACGGGAGGCCGCGCACGTGGTGAGCCTGTGGCGGGCGGCCCGCCGATCCATCACGACGATCGACGACTACGTCCAGGCGGTCTCGTACGCGGGCAACACGTACAGCGTCGCGCGGATGCAGCAGACGATGCCCGGCCAGGCCTCGGAGAAGGCGCCCGCGGACTTCACCGGGTACGCCGTCCAGGCCGCCACGAACGGCGTCCTGTTCGCGTGCCTGTCGGTGCGTCAGGACGTGTTCTCTTCGGTGCGGTTCCAGTGGCAGCGGCTGATGAACGGCCGTCCGTCGGAGCTGTTCGGCACCAGGGAACTGGCGCTGCTGGAAGAGCCGTGGGTGGGCGGTACCACGCAGGACCTCCTCACGCGGATGGTCCAGGACGCCGACCTGGCCGGCAACAGCTACTGGACGGCCGTGGACGGGCAGCTGGTGCGGCTGCGCCCGGACTGGGTCGAGATCATCGCCGAGCCGATCCGGCTGCGCGGCGGGCACCTCGGCTGGCGCAGGCTCGGCTACCTCTACACCGAGCCCGGCGGCGACCCGGTGCCGCTCCTGGCCGACGAGGTCGCGCACTTCGCGCCGAAGCCCGACCCGCTCGCCTCCTTCCGCGGCATGTCGTGGATGACGCCGCTGACGCGCGACGCCCGCAACGACAACCTCATGAACGCGCACAAGGAAGCGCTGTTCGAGAACCGCGCCACCCCGAACGTCATCGTCAGCTTCGACCGGGAGGTCAAGCCCGACGCGCTGGCGAAGTTCCAGGCCCGCATGGACGCCGAACACAAGGGCCCCGGCAACGCCGGCAAGACGATGTACGTCGGCGGCGGCGCGGACGTCACCGTCGTCGGCTCCAACATGAAAGAGCTGGACTTCACCAAGGTGCAGGGCGCCGGCGAAACCCGCATCGCCGCCGCTGCCGGTGTCCCGCCGGTCATCGTGGGCCTGTCCGAGGGCCTGGCCGCCGCCACGTACTCCAACTACAGCCAAGCCCGCCGCCGATTCGCCGACGGCACCATGCACCCGCTGTGGGCCAACGCCGCCGGCTCCCTGGCCCGCATCGTCCGCGCCTCCGGCACCGCCGCATCGAGCGCCGTGCGGCTCTGGTACGACGCGCGCGGCGTGCCCTTCCTGCGCGAAGACCGCAAGGACGCCGCCGAGATCCAGGCCAGCCAGGCGCAGACCATCCGGGCCCTCGTGGACGCCGGATTCACCCCGGACAGCGTGCGCCGCGCCGTCGACGCCGAGGACTGGTCCCTGCTCGAACACTCCGGGCTGTACTCCGTGCAGCTCCAGCTGCCCGGCAGCGGCCAAGTCCCCCAACTCGCCCCGACGCCCGCACCCGACGCGAGCAGCGATCAGGAGTAGTGATGTCCGCTGTCACCATGCAGGCTGCGCCGCGCGAAGGGCTGCTGCGCACCGCCCCCTTCACCTTCCTGCGCGCCGACGGCGACGCGGACGGCGAGAGCGACGGCCGCACCCTGGAAGGGTACGGCGCCGTCTTCGACACCCCCACCGAGATCGACTCGTGGGAAGGCACCTTCAGCGAGAAGATCCGCAAGGGTGCCTTCCGGAAGACCATCCGCGAGAACACTCCGGTCCTCCAGTTCGACCACGGCCGTCACCCGCTCATCGGCAGCATCCCGATCGGGGCGATCGAGCAGCTCAGCGAGGACGACCAGGGCCTCTACGTGCGGGCACGGCTGTCGGACAACTGGCTGATCCAGCCCGTACGGGACGCCATCGCCGAACGCTCCATCAAGGGCATGTCGTTCCGGTTCACCGTGATCCGTGACGAGTGGCGGGACAACGCCGGCAAGCTCGTCAAGCCCGACGAGCTGTCGCACCTGCTGTGGGACCCGGGCGACCGCGGCCCCCTGGAGCGGACCCTGATCGAGGTCCGCATGCCGGAGCTGGGACCCGTCGTGTTCCCGGCCTACCCGCAGACCACGGTCGACGTGCGGGCCCGCGCGCTCGTCGCCGACATCACCCGAGACGCGCGCATGGTGCGCGAGGTGCGCCGTTCCCTGGCCACCGACGCCGCCGCCCTTCGCGACCGTCTCGATGACCCGCAGCTGCGCGCCCACGTCGCGCGCGCACTGCTCTTCGACTCCGAGGCCGGCACCCCCGACGGGGACACCGGCCCGGCCGCCACGCCGCCCGCCGACGGGCACCTGGCCGACCGCACCACCGCAACACCCGGCGCGCCGCTCACGGAAGAGCACCCGCCGACCATTCCCGACGCGCCGCTCGCCACAGAGCACCCGTCAACGTCTCCGCGCAGCAGCCGTCTCAAGGACCAGATCCGCGAGATCACCGGCCTCATGGATGAGCAGCTTGCGCGCATCGCGCAAAGGCAGACGACTGATGGAGCTCAGTCACTCGCAGGCGGTAATCCGCCTGAAGGACATCAAGGCCGAGCTTGAGAGGCTCGGCGACAAGGACGACCTGACCTCGGAAGACGAGCAGCTCTTCGACGAGCTGACCCGCGAGTTCGCCGAGGTCGACAACCACCGTCGCCAGCTGGAGCGGAAGGCCGCCCTGGAGCGGGTCCGCTCGGCGACGCAGGCCACCGAGCGTGGCCCGGCCGCGGTGAAGGTGGAGGGCGGCACACCGCTCAACTCCCGTGACGGCTACGACCTGGACCCGATCCTGCACCCGGACTCGGTGGAAGCCGGGCGGTTCCGCAACCCGTGGGACCTGTCCGAAGTCCGCACGTTCGGCCGCACGCAGGCCGAGGTCGGGACCGAGCTGCGGGCCCGCGCGCTGTCGGCCATCGAGAAGATGGCCGGCGCGAACGACCAGGTGCGGGCGGCAGGCACCGACATCATCGAGCGGTGGGACGACGACAAGTCGACCATCGCCCGGCTGTGCCTGGCCACGTCCAGCCCCGACTACGTGCGGGCCTGGTCCAAGCTCGCCCGGGGCCGCGGCCACATGGTCACCCCGGAGGAGCAGCGGGCCCTGGAACGGGCCATGTCCCTCACGGACAACGCCGGTGGCTATCTGGTCCCGTTCCAGCTGGACCCGACCGTCATCATCACGTCGGCGGGGTCCCTCAACGAGATCCGCCGCGTGGCCCGGCAGGTCGTGGCGACCGGCGACGTGTGGAACGGCGTCTCTGCCGGCGAGGTGTCGTGGCGGTGGGCGGCCGAAGGCTCGGAGGCCGGGGACAACGCCCCCAGCTTCAACCAGCCGACCGTGCCCGTGCACCAGGCGGACGGCTTCGTGCCGATCTCCATCCAGGCCCTGTCCGACGAGGCCAACGTCACGGCTGAGGTCGGGCGCCTGCTCGCCATGGGCAAGGACACGCTGGAGGCGGCGGCGTTCGCCCTCGGCACCGGCGCCGGCCAGCCGACCGGCATCGTCACCGCCCTGACCGGCACCTCTTCCGAGGTGAACATCGCCGGCACGTCGCTGGCGCTGGCGGACGTGTACGCGCTGGACGACGCGCTGCCCGCCCGCTACCGGGGCAACGCCTCCTGGATGGCGAACCGGGCGATCTACAACGACATCCGGCAGCTGTCGGACGCCAACACCCAGGCGTGGGAGCGCCTCGGCGCGGACGTGCCGCCGCAGCTTCTGGGCCGGAACGCGTACGAGGCCGAAAACATGGACAGCGCGATCGCGGCAGCGCAGTCCAACTACGTCCTCATCTACGGCGACTTCAGCAACTACGTGATCGCCGACCGCGTGGGCATGACGGTGGAGTTCATCCCGCACCTGGTGGGCGCGAACCGTCGGCCGACCGGTCAGCGCGGCTGGTACGCGTACTACCGGGTCGGCGCCGACTCGGTGAACGACGGCGCGTTCCGGATGCTCGACAAGACCGGCTGACCCAACTGACGGGAGCCCGCCACGAGCGGGCTCCCGTCCCCCGAGAGGTGAATCACGCATGGCTACTTACAGGTGCCACGAGGCATTCGTGGCCCGCATCAACGGGGCCCGGGTCAGCATCGCCGTCGGAGACCTCGTCGACGACAGCGAGGACGTCTTCCAGGCGCGGCCGACCGCGTTCGAGACCGTTGAGGACTACATGGCCAAACGGCGTGCGCGCCGTGCGGCCCCGCGCGGCCGGGCAGCGGTCGAGCAGGCGAGCGCTACGCCGGGCGAGAAGCGGTCGCTGACGAAGCAGCCGACGACTCGCCGCACCACGGCTTCCAAGAGCAAGAGCAGCCAGGAGGGGAGCAAGCCGTGAGGCGCAGCGTCTACACCAACGTCACCCCGCGTGCGTCGCTGGCGATCGCGTCGCGCACAGCGAACGCCACGGTCAACGGCACTGCCGTCGACCGCAACGTCGGCGGCAACATGCACCGCACCGCCATGGTGGTCGTCCACACCGGCACCATCACCGACGGCACGCACACCATCGAGGTGCAGGACTCCGACGACGGCACCACGTTCACCGCCGTCGCGGACGCGTTCCTCCAGGGCACCGAGCCCGCCATCGGTGTCGCCGACGACGACAAGCTGTTCGTCATCGGCTACATCGGTGTCCGCCGCTACCTGCGCGTCTCCGTGACCACCGCAGGCGCGACCGGCGGCGGCACGCTCGGCGCCGTCGTGCTGCTCGGTGAGCCCCGCCGCGGCCCGGTCAGCCACACCTGAACAGGGGCTGAGTCGTGATCGATCTCGGGGACGCGGTACGCCTGGCCGCCAGCTGCACGGACGCGGGCGGCACCCTGGTGAACGCCGGATCGGTCACGCTCACCGTCACCCTGCCCGACGGCACCACCACGTCCCCGGCCGTCAGCAACCCGCCTGCGCAGACCGGCAAGTACAGCGTCGACTACGTGACGACGCAGCCCGGCCGGCACGTCGTGCACTGGCAGTTCACCAGCCCTGCCTCCGTCTACACGGACGTCCTGCACGTGCGTCCGGCCGACCCGGGGTTCCTGTTCTCGCAGGCGGACGCGAAGAAGCACCTGAACATCCCCGCCGACTCCACCGGCGACGATGAGGAGATCCGGGACTGGTCCGCGGCGACCACCATGGTGGTGGAGCACTTCGTCGGTCCGGTCGCCCGCCGCACCGTGACCGAACGGCACACCTTCGGCTGCGCGGCCATGCGGGTGCTGCGGCAGATCCCGGCGCTCACGCTCGTGTCGCTGGTGCCGGTCCTCAACTCGGGCACCTCGTACGACCCGGCCAGCCTGGACCTGGACGGCGAGACGGGCATCGTGCAGCGCAAGGACGGCGGTCTGCTGTACGGGCCGCTGCGCATCACCTACACCGTCGGCCGCGCCCACGTCGCCGCGAACATCACGCAGGCGGGGCGGATCATCCTCCAGCACCTGTGGCGCACCCAGCGCGGCGCCCTGCGCGGACCGGTCATCGCCGGGGCCGACGACTACTCCGTCACCGAGCCCGTCGCGGGCATCGGCTACGCCATCCCCAACCGCGCGCTCCAGCTGCTGGAACCCGACCGGCTGCCCCCGGGACTGGCCTGATGTCCCGAGCACCGGACCTGATCGACGCGCTGACGGCGCGGCTCGCCACCGACGACGACCTGTCCGGAGTCGGCGTCAACGACGGCCCCGTGGTCACCGAGGACCGGCGCGACGAGTGGGTCTTGATCGGCTACGACGGCGACCCCGAGGGCGAGTTCCACGCCGCCAGCACCGAGGAGCAGTGGGCGGCGCTGGGCACCTCGCGGGCGGAACGCATCGAGCTGCCGGTGACGCTGCTGGTGCGGCGCGGCGACGGCAACGTGCAGGCCGCCCGGCGCCGCATCTACGAGATCGCCGGTGTCATCCGCCGTGTCCTGGCCGCCGACCCCAGCCTCGGCTTGCCCGGCATGCAGGCCGCGATCGGCGGCAGCACTCTCTACCAGCCGCAGACCACCGACGGCCTCCAGACCCGGCTCGTGCTCACCGTCGGCGCCGAGTCCTTCACGTAGCCCCGCCCCGCCCCTTCCCGGCGCCCTGAGCCGCCGTCCACCCAGAACAGGAGAGCCATGGCTGCGCTCACCACCAACGTGATCCCGCTGACGGGGCTGCGACGAGACGACAAGTTCGTGGCCGCCACTGCCGGCGCCGGCGACGACTGCGCCACAGGCGCCGGCGTCGAACTCGCCGTGAAGAACGGCAGCGGCGCATCGATCACGGTCACCCTGGCCACGCCCGAAACCGTCGACGGCGACCTCACTGTGCAGGACCGGGCCGTCGCGGTCCCGGCCGGCAGCGAGGTGACAATCCCGATCACCGACCGGTACCGCAACCCGGCCACCGGCCGCTGCGGCATCACCTACAGCGCGGCTACCTCCGTGACCGTGGCCGTGTTCCGGGGGCTGCCGTCATGAGCGACACCGTCCGCATGCGGCACCCCGACCTGCCCGACGACCAGACGATCCGCGTCGCCCCGTCCGCAGTGCCGCACCACCGTTCCGCCGGGTGGGTCGTCGTCGACACTCCCGAACCGGCACCGGCCGACGACCTCGAGGCCGACACCGCCCCCCTCAACCCGCTGCCCGCTCGCAAGCGCCGGCGCACCCCTGAAGGAGAGTGACCCATGCCCGCGACTCCGATCGCTGCGTCGGTCCGGTACTACCGGCGCGGCCTGACCAAGGTCAGCTGGGTGCCGACGATCGCGAACAAGGCAGCCCCCACGCGTGCCGAGCTGAACGCCGGCACGGAGCTGTCGGTGGAGGTCGGCGCGGTCGACGGCTGGCAGATCGTGTCGGCGACCGTCGACACCCCCACGCTCGGCTCGAAGTTCAACTCGAAGATCGACGGGGCGATCTCGGCGGACGACTCCAGCCTCACCCTGTACGCATCTCGTACCGGCACCGACGTGCGAGACCTCCTCACCCGCGGCACCGACGGGTTCGTGGTGTGGATGGACGAAGGCGACACCGCGGGCCGCAAGATGGACGTGTTCCCCGTGCGGGTCACCTCGCAGGTGAAGCTGCGGGCGATGGAGGACGCCGCCCAGGTGCAGGTGCAGTTCGCCGTCACCAGCGAGCCCGCCGAGAACGCCGCGATCCCGGCCTGAGACATGGCGACGCGCCAACGGGACTTCTGGATCGCGAACACGAGAGACCTGAGCACACTCCAGCGCCGCCTGCGACAGGCCGGCCGGGGGGATCTGAAGAAGGCGGTCAACGAGCGAATCCGGCGGGCCGCACGCCCGATCCACCGCGACCTCCAGCAGCGGGCGCGCACGCTGCCGATCCGGAGTCCGGCCGGTCGGTCCCGGGGCGGCCCGTCGCCGACCGCCAGGCCGCTGCGCGCCTCGATCGCGCAAGCGATCCGCCTGTCGGTGACCAGCGGGTCCGGCGCGAAGATCTGGCTGGACGCCAAGCGGCTGCCCGAAGACATCACCAAGGGCGTGGTCGTGCAGCTGAATGAAGGCCGCCTGAGGCACCCCGTCTTCGGGAACAAGCGCCGCTGGGTCAACCAGTACGCGCCCGCCAACTGGTGGTGGGACACCATCAAGCCCCACATGCCGCGCCTGAACGGCGCGGTGCGTCAGGCGCTGAAGGACGTCGAACGGCGCCTGAACTGAGCAAGGAGAACCCCCTGTGATCGTCACGATCGTGGCCTGCCGGAACTGCAACGGCACCGCCCACCACTGGGTGATGAGCGAGCCCACGCTGCTGGAGCTGCGGCGCATCAAGCGCCTCACCGGGCTGACGGCCCGCACCCTGGAGCCGGCCCTGAACGACGGCGACCCCGACGCGATGGCCGCCCTGCTGGACCTGCTGCACCGCAGGCAGAACATCATCATCCCGTTTGACGAAATTGACTTGGACTTCGACGGGTTCGACATGAAGCCGGACGCCGAAGAGGAGCAGGCCGCCAAGGTGAAGCAGGCGGCAGCCCAGGCCGCCGGCGGGCCGGTGGGAAAACCGGCGGACCCGCCCCCGGCCCCGAGGCCTATGCCGGTGCCGGGGCCGGTGCCGACGGCGATGACGATCCCGAATGGGGCCCCGAGTACGGCGGAATCGACGGCATGGTCCGCCACTACGCCGCCCGTCTCTGGAGGCACTTCGGACTGACCTACCACGCGGCGTGGGAGCTGCCCGCGTCCGTGTTCTTCGACTTCTGCAACTCGATCGACCAGGCCGTCAAGGCAGAGGAAGCCGCGCAGCGCAGGGGGTGACCCATGTCCACCCCCACGCAGCGCTTCGGGTTCACGCTGTTCGCCCGGGACCAGGCGTCCCCTGTGTTCGACCAAGTGGGGCAGGCCGCCGGGCAGCTCAACGCGAGGATGGCCGCCGCCGCGGCAGCGATCGGCGTCAGCTTCGCCGGGCTCGGCGCCTTGGTCTCGGAGTCCTTCACCGCCGCATTCGACCAGCTCGACATCAAGTCGAAGCTCCAGGCGCAGCTCGGCACCACCGACGCCGTCGCGAAGCGGCAGGGCGAGATCGCGGGCTCGCTCTACAGCCACGGCATCGCCGACAGCTTCCAGCAGGCCGCCGACGCCATCAAGACGGCGGCGCAGTCCGGGCTGGTGCCGCCGGATGCCACCAACAAGCAGCTGGAGTCGATTTCCAAGAAGGCGCTGGACCTTGCCAACGTCTTCGGGCAGGACATGCCGCGCGTCACCAACGCCGCGGCGCAGATGATCCGCACTGGCCTGGTCAAGGACTCCACCGAGGCGTTCGACGTCCTCACCCGCGGTTTCCAGACCGGCGCCAACAAGGCCGACGACCTGCTCGACACGGTCAACGAGTACGGCACGCAGTTCCGCAAGGCAGGCCTGGACGGTGCCGAGGCGATGGGCCTGCTCTCGCAGGCCATCCGCGCCGGTGCCCGCGACTCCGACATCGCCGCTGATGCGATCAAGGAGTTCAGCATCCGGGCCGTTGACGGCAGCACGCTCACGGCCGACGGCTTCAAGATGCTGGGCCTCAACGCCGACGAGATGGCCCGCAAGTTCGCGGAGGGCGGGGCGGCGGCCAACGGGGTCCTGGATCTCACCCTGGACCGGCTGCGTGGCATCGAGGACCCGGTCAAGCGCAGCCAGGCCGCGGTCGCCCTGTTCGGAACCCAGGCTGAGGACCTGGGCGAGGCGCTGTTCGCGATGGACCCGTCCAAGGCCGTCGACACCCTCGGCAGGGTTGAGGGCGCCGCGGCGAAGATGGGCAAGACCATTCACTCGGGGCCGCGCCACGAGATCGAAGTCTTCAAGCGCACGGTCGAACAGAACCTGGTCAACTTCTTCGGGAACACCGCGATCCCCGCGGTCGCAGGCTTCACCCGCGTCGTCGGTGACATGGTCCCCATCGAGAAGATCAAGCGGGGGTTCAGCGACGCCAAGGAGACGATCAGCGACTTCTTCGCCGGGCTGAGGGGCCAAGGCACGGTCGACGTGTCGATGCCGCGCGTCGACCAGGCGCCGCAGCTGCTGCCGAAGTCGAGCGCGGCGCAGATCGGCCAGCAGATCCGTGACGCCGTCACCGGCGGCATCCGCGGCATCAACTGGGGCGAGGTCGGCAGCAGCATCGGCAGTGGCCTCGCCAACGCCATGCAGAACGCCGGGGAGATGGCGGCGAAGCTCACGATCGCCTTCGGCAGCATCCTCGCCAAGATCGACTGGGTGGGGCTCGGCATCGCGATCGGCAAGTTCGTGCCGTCGCTGCTCGTCGGCTTCGTCGTCGGCCTGATCAACTTCGACATCGCGGGGATGCTGAAGGGTCTCGCGGACCACTGGCAGGAAGTCCTCCTGTCGATCCTGTTCCTGGCGTTCCTGCCCGCCAAGTGGGTCGGGGCGATCGGGCAGGCCCTCGCGAAGATCCCGTTTCTGGGCAGGCTGCTGTCCTGGGGCTTCGGGATCTTCACGCGGTTCTCGAAGTGGCTGGTCGGCTGGGCGGGCAAGCTGCTCGCCGGATTCGGGCGCGGCATCCTGCAAGGCCTGGGCCGCATCTTCCCGGGGGCGGCACGCGCGATCGGCGACTGGGCGGGCCGTTTCTCGCTGGCCATCGTCGCCTACGCGGGACGGCTCGGTGAGGCCGCCATCCGACTGGTCCGCGGCATCGGCCCCGGGCTGATCCGCGGCGCGGAAGGCCTGGGCAGGTTCACGGTCCGCGTCATCGAGGCGATCGTGCGCCGGTTCGCCGGCGCGGGACGCTGGCTGTGGGATCACGGTGTCGCGCTCGTGCGGGGCCTGGGCCGCGGCATCAGCAACGCGGCGCGCGGCTTCGGCTCGTGGGTGATGAACCGCGTCGGCCGGCCCGCCATCGACGCCTTCAAGAACGCCGGTTCGTGGCTCCTGACCCGGGGCCGGGACACCGTCGTCGGCTTGAAGAACGGCATCGTGAACGGGGTGCGCGGCATCGGCGGGTGGGCGACGCGCACGATCGTTCAGCCCGTCACGTCGCGGTTCGTGAACGCCGGGTCGTGGCTGCTGACGCGGGGACGGCAGACCGTGAGCGGCCTGAAGAACGGCGTCATCAACGGGGTGCGGGGTATCGGCGCCTGGGCGACGCGCACCATCGTCCAGCCGGTCACCTCACGCTTCACCAACGCCGGGTCCTGGCTTCTTTCGCGGGGACGGCAGACCGTGACCGGCTTGAAGAACGGCATTGTCAACGGCGCTCGCGGCGTCGGCTCGTGGACGAACCGGAACGTCATCAGCCCGGTCACGTCGCGGTTCACCCGCGCCGGGACGTGGCTGACGACGCGCGGCAGGCAGCTCATCTCCGGCCTGAAGTCCGGCATCGTCGGCGCCGTCAAGGGCATCGGTTCGTGGATCAAGAGGAACCTGATCGATCCGATTGTCGGTGCGGTGAAGCGGCACTTCGGCATCCGCAGCCCCAGCACCGTGTTCGCGTGGATCGGCAAGCACCTCGTGGGCGGTCTCGTGAAGGGCCTCGCCACCAGCAACGGCACCCAGATCGCGAAGAAGATCTTCGGGGACATGCCGTCCGCGCTGGGGTCGATCGTGTCCAAGGGCCTGGTGTCCATCACGAGCCTGCCCGGCAAGGCACTTCGGGCGCTCGGCAGTCTCGGCTCGAAGCTGGGCGGGATCTTCTCCGGCCTGTTCGGCGGCGGGGGCGGCGGCAAGGGAGTGCAGCAGTGGGCGCCGCTCGTGTCCCAGGTGCTGGCCATGCTCGGCGCGCCGGCGTCCGCGCTCGGGCCGGTGCTGAAACGCATCCAGATGGAGTCGGGCGGCAACCCCAGGGCCATCAACCTGTGGGACATCAACGCGAAGAACGGCGACCCGTCTCGCGGCCTCATGCAGACCATCGGGTCCACGTTCAATGCGTACGCCGGCCCGTTCAAAGGGCGGGGTATCTACGACCCGCTCGCCAACATCTACGCCGGCATCAACTACGCGATGAACCGCTACGGCCAGAACTGGATCAACGTGATGACGCGGCCGGGCGGCTACGACAACGGCGGCATGCTCCCGCCGGGCCTGTCCCTGACCTACAACGGCATGGGCATCAGCGAGCCCGCCGCCGTCTTCACCCCGCCCCAGTGGGACACGCTCCGCACCCTTGCGGAAGGCGGGGCGGGTGGTGCCGTGGACGTCCACGTGCACTTCGACGACCCCACGCTGAAGGACCTGATCCGCGTGACCGTCGAACCGAAGATCCGCAAGGCGCAGGACGAGGCCGCGTACCGGCAGAAGGTCGGGAGGCGGCACGGCTGATGGGTATCTCCTTCGTCGCGGCCGGGGCCCTCGCGCAGCATGCCAACACGATCACCCCCGCGCTGCCGGGCGGGGCCGCCGCCGCGGAGCTCGCCGTGCTCCTGGTGGTGTCCGGGCACCCCGACGAGATGACGCCGTCCACGCCGGCGGGCTGGACCCGTGCGGGCACTCTGTCCGGCGGTGGCGACACCTTCGGCTCCGGTAGCGGGCCCCGCCGGCTGACGTGGTTCGTGCGGGAGTTGACCGGGGCCGACTCGGCGCCGACCGTGAGCATCCCGGTCGCGACGGGTTCCCTCATCGGCGGGCGGATCTTCACGCTGTCCCGCAGCGCCGGAACGGGCTGGCTGTGGGCGTCGTCGTCCGGTGACGACACGTCGGCGGGCACGGCGTTCTCTGCGGCCGGGCAGGACGCGGTGACGTGGCGGCCGGGGGACTTCGTGGTGCTCGGCTACGGCATGCGGTCGAGTGCGGCGGGCATGTCCGCGCAGGCCGTCACCGCGCCTGGCCTGACGTTCGCCGCGGCGACGGAACGCGCGGATGACGCCATCACCGCGGGCAACACCGCCCGCCTGTCGGCGGCCACCAGCACGGTGTCCACGGGAAGCGGGGCGCAGCAGCCGACCGTCACCGCGACGCTGGGCGGCGCCCACACCGGTGTCGCCGGGGTGCTGCGGCTGCGGGAGAACGTCCCCAAGGGCGTCGTCACCGCGACCCCGCAGAACGTGTTCCCGCCCCGCACCCTGATCGCGGTGACGGAGATGCTGGCCGGGGACGTGGCCAGCGCCACGGTCTACCGCAGCGTCGGCGGACAGCTCCAGGAGCTGCGCGGCTCCACCGCTGTCGATGTCACTGGGCAGGACGCCCTCGTGCGCGTCGACGGCGAGCAGCCGTTCGGGGTGCCTGTCACGTACACGGCCCGCCTGGTCGACAGCCTCGGAGACGAGTCGCTGGTGTCGTCCGCGCCGGTCACCACCACCGTCGGCTCCGACGTCATCTCTGACGCGGTGCGCGGCCTCGGAGCGGCCGTCACGTTGCAGGCCTACCCGGAGAAGCAGCGCAGCCGCGACGCCACCACCTTCAACGTCGGCGGACGCAACGTCGTCGTGAGCCGCCGCCGCTCGAAGGAGTCGGGGCAGCTGACCGTGCGCACCCTCACCGATGAGGCGGGGGACGCCCTCAACGAGGTCCTGGACGAAGCCACCGAGGGCATCGTCCTCATCCGCCGGGCGACCGTGACGCCGCGCCTGGACGGGCACTACGCCATTCCCACCGACGGTGAAGAGCCCCGCTGGTTCGACGAGATCCGCTTCTGGAACCTGGACGTCGTCAAGGTCGAAGCCTGGCCCGACGTCCTGGAGGCCGCAGGGTTCACCCTTCAGGACTTGGCCGACAACTTCTCCACCCTCCAGGACCTCGCCGACGCCTTCACCCCCGGCAGCCTCCTGGACGTCGCGATCTACGACTTCGGCGGCTGACGTGCTGGAGATGACGCCGGAAGCCCTCGCCGTCGTGCAGCGGTCCTTCCGCATGGAGGTCCGCGCCTCGGTGTGGCGGGGCGGTGAACTCCTCGCCGACGACGTGCCCGTGGCGGACGGCTCCGAGGAACGCGACCGGTCCCTGAACGTGCCAGAGCGGGTGTCGCTGACCGTGCCGCGCCGCGACCGGGGCTTCGACTGGGAACCCGGCGCCGACCCCGACCATCCGCTCGCCGCGTACGGGCAGCAGCTGCACATCTCCTACGGCGTCGACGTCGGCCGCGGCCAGTTCGAGTGGATCGACCGCGGCTGGTTCCTCATCACCGACAGCCAGACCGACGGCGACAGCGTGTCCGTGACCGCGCAGGGCCTGCTCACCCTCATCGAGGAGGCCCGCTTCGTCGCCCCCTACCAGCCGCGCTGGCAGGATGGCGAGACGATCGTCTCCACTGTGCGAGGCCTGGTCGAACCGGCGCTTACCGTCGTGTTCGACGGGACGCTCGTGGACCGGGCAGTCCCGGCCGGAATGCAATGGGACGAAGACCGGCTCGGAGCCCTCAACGAGGTCCTGGACGCATGGCCGGCGGACTGCCGGGTCACCGAGGACGGCTTCCTGCTCGTAGAGCCGGTCGTCGACACGGGCAGCCCGGTACTGGACCTGACAGACGGTGTCGGCGGGACCGTGGTGCGCTGGCAGTCCAACACCACCCGCGACGGCGCGTTCAACGTAGTCGTCGCCCAGGGCGAGGACGAAGAGGGCACCCCGCTGCGCGGTGTCGCCTACGACACGACCAGCCCCTACCGGGTGGGCGGGGACTTCAGCCCGCTGCCCGTGCCGTACGTCTACTCGTCGCTGCTGCTGAAGACCGTGCAGCAGTGCCGCAACGCCGCCGGCACGACCCTGACCCGGATGAGGCGCACCGCCTCGCGGAAGGTCGACGTGAGGCTTGTGCCGCACCCCGGACTGATGACCGGTGACGTGGTGTCCGTGACCGGCCGGGGACTCAGCAGCGCCCCCGCGATGATCGAGTCACTGACCCTGCCGTACACGCCCGGAGAGATGACCCTCTCCGTCCGAGTCCTGTAAGGGGGCGAGGATGCCGGATTCCGCTGGCCTGCGTGTCTCCCTCGCCGGACAAGGCTCCCTCGTGGGCGTTGCCGTCACCGCCGTGTCCGGCGGCGCCTGCCTCGCGGACGTGGGTGGCATCCAGATCGCAGTCCGCGTCACCATCGGCATCACCGTCGCCAAGGGCGACCCGCTGCTCATCACCCGCGTCGGTTCCGTGTACTACGTGGCCGGCGTCCTCCCCAGCGGGCCGATCGTCCCGCCGGGCCCGCCCGCCGATGACCCCGACAACCCCCCGCCGGACAGCGGAGACCCGCCACCCGCACCGAAGCCCGTCACGAAGACCGGCACTCTCGTGTGCACCCCGGTCGCCACCTCCACGTGGCGCGACGGCCGCTGGCGCACCGACATCGGCAGCTCGACATCGGCCGACACCTACCAGGGCCGCTACAGCGGCAGTTCGTTCGGCCGCAACCACGGCTTCGCGTTCTACGGCTCCAAGCCCAGGTCGATCGCCGGGGCGACCGTCACCCAGGCCACGCTGAGGCTGCGCCGCCTGGTGGCCGGTGACTTCGCTGCCCGTATCCCGACGCTGCGCCTGGTCACCCAGTCCACCCGGCCCGGTTCGTTCCCGACGCTGAATGAGACCACGTCCGGGCCGCCTCTCGCGGTCAGCGCCACGAACGACGCCTTCGCGATCCCCAAGAGCTGGGCGCAGGCCATGGTCGACGGCACCCGCGGCGGCCTCGCCATCTCGATCGGCTCCGACAGCCCGTACATCCGCCTCGCCGGCAGGGCCTCATGGTCCGCGGCCTGGACCCTGACGATCTCGTGGAGGAGAGACGCGTGAGCCAGGAGACGTCGAAGGGCATCACCTACCCCGAGAGCACGGACAACGTCCGGCTGTGGGAGTGGTTCGCGGCCCTCGCCGCGAGCGCTGACGCCGCGATCGCCGGCAGCGTCGACCAGCAGGTGTTCGAGACGTCCGGCACGTGGACCAAGCCGAGCGGTGCGCTCTTCGTTCACGTCCAGGTCCAGGGAGGAGGCGGCGGCTCCGGCGGCGTCCCCGCGACAGCCTCCGGGCAGTCCGCATGCGCCGGTGGCGGCGCGGGCGGCGAATACGCCGAGGGCTGGTTCGTGGCGTCGGCGTTGTCGAGCACGGTGGCTGTCACGGTGGGCGCGGGCGGCAACGGCGGCGCGGCAGGCGAAAACACCGGCAGTACGGGCGGTACCAGCAGCTTCGGCTCGCTGATCACCGCCGTGGGCGGGGGTGGCGGCGGAGGTGGCCAGGCCACCAGCGGCGCCGTCAGCATCGGCGGCTCGAACGGCGGCAGCGGCGGCACCGGCGGCTCCCTCCGCATCCCCGGCAATGACGGCTGCAACGGCCAGGTGATCAGCGGCACGGCCGTGAAGTACAACAACGGCGGCGGCTCATTCCTGGGCGCCGAGCGCCGCGCCACCGGTGTGGCCTCGGGCACCACCTCCGGCTTCGACGGCCGCAAATACGGCGGCGGCGCCTCCGGCCCCTCCAACGGCCCCTCCCAGGCCGCGGTCGCCGGATCGCCCGGCGGCAACGGCGTCGTCATCGTCACCACCTACCAGGCCTGAAAGGGCACGCCACAATGACGGTCTTCATCTCCGCAGCGGCCCGCAACGCCGCGGCCGACGCCATCACGGCCCTGGTCAACGCGGGCGCGGCAGGCGGCAAACTCCAGATCCGCTCCGGCACGCAGCCCGCCGGCCCGGACGCGGCTGCCACCGGCACGCTGCTTGCCGAACTGGCCCTCGCCGACCCCGCCTTCACCGCGGCGGCCGGTGGGGTGGCGACGCTGGCGGGCACGCCCCGGTCGGCGACGGCCGTCGCCGACGGCACCGCGAGCTGGTTCCGCATCCTCGACTCCGACGGGGTCGCGCGGATCGACGGCTCCGTGGGCATCTCCAGCGCCGACCTGATCGTCAACACGACCGCGGTGTCGACCGGCTTGGACGTGGAGATCACCGACGGCACGATCACGATGCCCGCCTCCGGGTGACGCGCCGTGGCCAAGCTGAGCACGCTGCACGATGCGTTCGACGGCGACGGGCTCAACACGACGCTGTGGAACGACTCCGTGGGCGTCACGCAGACCCTGGGAGACGGCTACGTGGTGCTGGACCCGTCGTGCGCCTACGCGAACTTCCTCGGCTTCACGCCGCCGTCGCGGGACTTCGCCGAGGACAGCTTCACATGGGAGTGGACGTTCACCGGCGCCGCGGTGGCGGGCGTGGAGCAGTACTGCTCGATCGGCACCGGCGTGAGCGGGCAGGAGATCCACTACGGCCGGTACGGTACGTCGCTGGGTTATTTCGTCGGCGCCGAGGACGGCTTCGAGCCCTGGTCGGACGCCAACCACCGGTGGTGCCGTATCCGCACCACCGCGACCGACGTGCTGCTGGAATCCAGCAGCGACGGCATCACGTGGACGAACCCGTTCTCCTTCAGCGGGGGCGGCATCGTGCCCCTGCCCGCCTGGGACCTGACGAACGTCCAGGTCCACTTCGTCAACGCGTTCTTCAGCGGCGGCGGTGGCGGCGACATGCGCGTCCACACCGTCGGAGTCGACTCTGGCAGCCTGTCCGGCAGTCTCACCGTGGAGCTCGGAGGCCCCACCGCCGCACTGACCGCCAGCCTGGAATCGGACACGTCCGCCGCCCTGGCCCTCGCCGCGGCCGACGCCGCCGGCACCGGGCGCATCGTCAGCCGCACCAGCCTGGGCGGCGTCCTCGGAGGCCTGACGGCAGACTTCGGCGGCATCTTCCAGTCCAGCGCCAAGGACGTGACGGTGTCCGTCGGCCCGACCCGCATCGTGCACACCGGTGTTGGGCCCACAGGGCTCAGCCTGCACGTGGCCGGCACGATCGTTGACAGGGAGCCGTGATGCCGGAGCTCTACAACACCGCCACCGAATACACCTTCAACGAGCTGACGTTCACGAGGGGCGGGCCCACCCAGGTCACCGCCGTCGGCGTCTACCACACCACCGACGCCAACTACATTCCGCAGGTCACGGACTTCACGACCGTCCAGCTCATCGACGGCGCGAGCGACCCGGCCAACCCGCTCGCGCAGGGCGGCGTCATCGACGTGGTCGCGCAGATCGGTCCCGCGGCCGGCGCCGACCTGGCGCTCGCCCCCGGCACCTATCACCGGTGGGTCCTGGTGACGACGCAGGCCGTCGGCACCCGGCCCGGCGAGAACATCATCCGCAAGGCCCCCGACACCCTGACCGTGAAGTAGGTACGCCGTGGACTTTCCCCTGTGGCTGTGGGCCGTGCCCGCCGGGAGCTTCGCCGTTCTCGAAGCGCTCGCCATCGCCAACCGCCGCAAGGGCGACACCGCGTCCGTGCTGCTGCGTGCCGCGGCCGGCATCAAGCCGGCCCGGCCGTGGCGTCCGGTCGGCGTCGCCGTCATCGCCGGGTTCTGAGCCTGGCTCGCTCACCACCTGATCGCAGGATGACCAACCCAAGAAAGTAGGGCCGACATGGCGAACGTACGAGCCAAGTTCCGCTGCACCTTCGAGACGCACAAGAAGTGGGGCCCCGAGGCGGAGCACGTCACGCGTTCCTACGAGTTCATGGCGGTGTACGACCCGGAGACCCCCGAGGACCGGCGGTACGCGAAGGCCACCCCGTCGGGGACCCTCACGCTCCAGGTCGACAACCCGGACGTGGTCTTCGAGCCGGGCAAGCAGTACTACCTCGACTTCACCCCCACGGACTGAGGGAGGCTGACATGGTCCCCACGCCCGGCCGCGTCGTGATGTACCGGCTGACCGAGGACGACGCCCGGCATATCACCCAGCAGCGCCACCAGCACGGCCTGAACGGGAACTTCGTCCGCGAGGGCGACCGCTACCCGGCGGTCGTGGTGAAGACGTTCCCCGGGAACCCGGCCGACGTCGCGAACCTGAAGGTGCTCCTGGACGGCGAAGACACCATGTGGGCGACGTCCCGCCACCAGGGCACCGAGCCCGGCACCTGGTCGGAGTGTGTGTGATGGCCGCCCCGCTGTCCGCTGACCGCCTGGTCGCCGTGCTCCGGAGCGAGGGCTGCACCGTCCGCGAGGTGCGGTCCTGGCGCACCAACAACCGCAACCACGTGGGCGCGTGGGGACCGGTCAACGGCGTGGTGATCCACCACACCGTCACCGGGCCGAAGACCGACGTCGTGAGCCTGATCTACGGCGGGCACAGCGAACTGCCCGGCCCGCTCTCGACCGGCTGCATCACCAAGGACGGCACGGTGCACCTGACGGGCAACGGCCGCGCCAACCACGCGGGCGGCGGCGACCCGGACGTGCTCATGGCCGTCATCAACGAGTCGTACGGCGACTACCCGCCCCGCACGAACCAGCACCAGGGCAGCGCCGGCGCCGTCGACGGCAACGCCCGCTTCTACGGCTTCGAGTGCGAGAACCTCGGCGACGGCAAGGACCCGTGGCCGCGCGTCCAGTACGTCGCCATGGTGAAGGCCACCGCCGCGATCTGCCGCGCGCACGGCTGGGGCCCGAAGTCGGCGATCGGCCACCTGGAGTGGTCCGACTGGAAGTCCGACCCGCGCGGCTTCGACATGAAGACGTTCCGCCGCGACCTCGCGGCATGCCTCGCGCTGCCCGCCGGCGCCTGGCCCGACACGCAGGAGGACGAAGTGGCCCTGACCGACGACGACGTGAAGCGGGTCGCTGACGCCGTGGTGGGGAAGCTGCTCGCCGGGGGAGGCGCGCTCGAAGGCGGCGACCTGGACCGCATCTGGGGCCGTGACGTCATCCCGGCCGCCCGCCCGCCGTACGCGAACACGGACTACGAGGTGAACAAGAGCTGGACGCCGGCGTACACGCTCCAGACGACCGCCGAGCACAGCCGGGAAGCCGTCGCGCGCCTGGAACAGGTCCAGGCGCTGCTGGCCGCCTTGGACCCCGCCGCGCTCCAGGCCGCGCTCGTGGCCAAGCTCGCGGGCCTCCACGTCGACATCACCGTCAGCAAGCCGCAGGAGGGCTGAGCTATGAGGATCTCCCCCTACTGGAAGGCGGTCGTGGCTGCCGTTGCCGCAGGGGCCGGCTCGCTCGGTACCGCCGTGCAGGACGGCACCCTGACGTCCGCCGAGGGCGTCATCGCTGGGCTGGTCGCGCTCGCCGCGCTCGGCGCCGTCTGGAAGGTGCCGAACCGGGAGCCCAGGGACCCGGCATGACCGCGGCCCCGGACCCGACGACGAACATCGCGATCGAGCTCGAGAAGTTGCGAGGGGAGATCAACAAGGGGCTGGAGAACATCAAGGGCACCTTGGGCATCCTCGTCGAACGGACCACGCGCACCGACGCCGAGCTGGCGAGGCTGCGCGCCGACATGGAAGCCGAGGTCGACAAGATCCGCGCCGACATGGAGGCCGGCTTCCAGAAGATCCGCGACGAGGAGGTGAAGCCACTGCGGGAGAAGGTCGACGCTCTGGAGGGCCGCCGCTTCCCGCTGCCCGTGGTCAGCACGCTGGCCGCTGTAGCCGCGGTGGCCGTCGCCGTCGTCGCACTCTTCATCGCCAGCTGATCCGCTCACCACCCGAGCCCCCGCCGCCTCCGGGCGGTGGGGGCATTTCGCGGTTTCAGAAGGCCTGACCGCCTACCGGGCGACGGCCTCCAGGGCGGCGTTGAGGACCAGGTGCCAGGGGTACTCCTTCGGCTTGCCCTGGCCGGGCTGGTTCGGCACGAAGCCGCCCTCTCCGTACAGGACCCGCACACCCATGTCGCGCAGCTCGGTGATGCTCCGCTCGAACTGCCGGTGCTGCACGTACGCCGCGTTGACGCACGGCATGGCCACGAGCGGGATGCCCTTCCCGATGCCTTCAGCCACGACGCCGACGACGAAGTCCCGAGTGATGCCGAGCGCCCACGCGTTCACCGTGTTGAAGGTGGCCGGCGCCACGGCGATGACGTCCGCCTTTGGCCACACGTCCGGCTCGCCAGGCATCTTGTAGTCGCTGCGCACGGCGTGGCCGGTGAGCAGCTCCAGGTCAGCGAGCTGAGGCGCGAGCCACCGGGCGGCGGTCGGGGTGAGACCGAGGCACACGTCGAAGCCGCGGTCCTGCGCCTCCCGGATGACGCGGTCGACGTCGAAGACGGGCGGCGCGGCGGATCCGAACAGGTACAGGACTGGGCGTGTTGTCGTCATGCGGGCTATCCGATCACACGCAACCGCCCCCGCTTACAGAGGAGTCGGGGGCGGAAGGGTGCACCAACGCCGTCGGGCGCGGGTACTGTTCCAAGTGGGTGCTTAGAACGGAGACCAGTATGCCTCTCCTGGACGACAACCACACGGGTGCGCGCATCAAGGAACAGCGCAGACTGGCCAGGCTCACGCAACGCCAGATGGCCGACCTGCTGCCCTACTCCTACAGCCTGCTCAACCAGGTGGAATGCGGAGCCCGCCCGGCGACCGCCGACTTCGTGGCCGCCTGCGCGAAGGTCCTCCACGTCGATGTGACGGTCCTGACCGGGCAGCCGTACGTGACCGAATTGCAGCGCGACCGGCTCGCCGAACTCGTGCGGCCCATCCGTGAATCGCTCGACCTGTACGACCTCGGTCCCAACCCGGACCTGACCGCCCGGCCGGCGGACCAGCTCATCGCAGGCGCGGACCAGCTGTGCGAGGACGTCCGGGCAACGCATCTGCGGAACGCTGCCCGGAAGCTGCCGGGCCTGATCGCCGAACTCACTCACGCGGCCTGGTCGACGCCGTCGACAGAGCTGTGGCAGGCGCTCGCCTCCACGTACCGGACTGCGCACGACATCAGCGTGAAGCTCGGCTACTACGACCTGTCCGCTGTCGCCCTGGACCGCATGGACTGGGCGGCTGAGCGTGCCTCGGATCCCTGTCTGGCCGCCGTACGCCAGTACATGCGCGCCCTGGTGTACTTCCGCGAGGGTGAGTACCGGATCGGGCAGCGGCTCGTCGCCTCCGGGCACAGCGTCGTCGGGCAGGCAGAGGAGACCCGCGAGGCCCTGGCCGTCGCCGGGCAGCTGCACCTCGGCGCCTCGGTCATCTCGGCACGAGCCGAGGACCAGACGGCCGTCAACGTGCACCTTGGCGAGGCCCGCCGGATCGCCAAGCGCATCGGGGACGCCTCCGAAGTGCACTGGCTGTCCTTCGGCCCGGCCAATGTGGCCCTGCACAAGATGTCCGCAGCCGTGGAGATGCGCCAGTACGACGAAGCCCTCAAGCAGGCCCGCAAGATGAAGCTGCCCACGCAGCTCGCCACGTCGCGCCGCGCCCACTTCCTCATCGACCAAGCCCGCGCCGAGATGGAGACTGGGTACACCGGCAAGGCCCTTGAGCACCTGGTCAGTGCGCGGAAGATGGCGCCGGAACAGACGCGTTACCACCCGGGCGCCCGAGAGACGATCACCGGGCTGGTGCACCTGGCGCGGCGGACGCCGGACACCCTCAGCCACATGGCTGCCTGGATCGGCCTGTAGCACGCTCACAGCGCTCACATATCTGTGAGCGTTCCACGCTTCTCAGAGCGTCACTCTGTACTTACACCTAGTCAGAGTGGCGCAGCGACCCGCCCATCGGGGTCTGCGGCTCTTCTGGCGAGTGCGCCCCGGCAGCCGCGCTAACGACTCCGGGGCCGGCCAACGCTACTGAGGAGCGTCGACATGGCAAAGACTACGGTCCCGGACGGGACCCGCACATCCACACCCGCACTGTTAGCGACGGTGTCGGGGTGGCTGGCCGCCGCGCACCCGTCGCCGGACACGGCGCGCCACGAGTGGGACACCGCGAAGCTCGCGATGATCCCGCTGGGACGCCGCTTCGACGCGGTCCGACTCCCCAAACTCATCGTTCACGTCGCCGCTGCCAGCGACAACCCCGCCGTCGTTGAGGAGCGCCTGGCCGACTACCTCTGCGGCGGCCCGGTCATCCACGACCCCGGCTGTCACCGCTACTACGCCCTCGTGCCGCCCGGCACCGCCGCCACCTGGCAGGCGCCGGTCGTGGAATGCCTGGGAGACGGCACCTACCTGGGCGTGCCGCGCGTCGACCTCACCACGCTCGAAGAGCGGACCCCGCTGGCCTCGTACTGGGCGGTGCCGATGACCGAGCCGGACCTCCTGTGCAAGCCGGCCCACGTGCTGTCGCTGGCGATGGTGGGCGGCTGCCTGACCGGCGACGACGAGTCGTGACGGCGGCCGGCACCGCGGCGCAGGAGCTGTCTGCCGAGTGCCGGCTCGCGCAGCGCCCGGACTACCGGACTCTGCACCGCGAGTGCCGCCAGACGAGCGACATCCCGCTGCCCTACTCGCGCGGGATCCTGCTGGTACGGCGGTGCGGCTGTACGTGCCACCAGCAAGCCAAGGACCCGTCGTGA